ATGTTCGCATCGCGACCATTACAAAGGTGGAGCCAAAAGAAAAAAATAAATTGTTTTTCCACCTTTACCATGTTCGCATCGCGACCATTACAAAGGTGGAGCCAAAAGAAAAAAATAAATTGTTTTTCCACCTTTACCATGTTCGCATCGCGACCATTACAAAGGTGGAGCCAAAAGAAAAAAATAAATTGTTTTTGTTTGTTTTTGTTTGTTTTTGTTTTTTGATTTTTGTTTTTGATTTTTGTTTTGATTTAAATATCTTCTTATTCATCTTCTTATTCATCTTCTTCTTCGTCATCTTCTTCGTCATCGTCATTATACAAGACATGATATCTATTTTGTATATTTGCAAAGCTATCTTCGACTTCTTCTCTTTGTCTTCGTCTTGGATTTGCTTGCGGTTGTTCTTCCATCTCTCTTGGATAATTGGAAATTATTTGTCTGAATTTGCCAAACATTCGATCTGAGAATCTTCCATTTACTTCTAAATCCGAATCATATTCTTCATGCTCTATTAACAAGCACTTGACCATGTCTTCCATTGTGAATCCTTGAGCGACTAGTTTGGCTGTGATTGTTTCTAAGCTAGGTTTAGGAATTTCTTCTGCATTTTCTTCTGCATTTTCTTCTGGGACTTCAGGTTCTTCTTCTACTTCTTCGCCGTCTAGCTGTTGATGGAACATGCGAAAACTTGTTAGTGTGTTGTCGTCCATGGCTTCAATATCTGCTTCTTCATTATCATCTTCATCTTCATAATATTGGCTGTCTTCTGATTCACTGTCTGATACTGCTTCTTCAGCCATGATTGATCTGCACATGGGACACGAGAAGCCATTGGTTGCTGAATTTTGCATCAGACATTTGCAATGGAATTGGTGTCCGCATTCTGTTGTTACACAATTTTTTAATTGATCAATCTCATCATAGCAAATTGGGCATTCCACAATTTGAGTTTGTTCATTTTCAGAAGACATCTTTTATACTGTGTTATAAATGTTATAAAGGTTACTGCGTTACTGCGTTACTGCGTTATAAAAGTTAAAGACTTGATTAATTATTATAAGAATACTCATTGATTATTGTCAGAAAAGTATTTCAATTTTTTAAGGAAACCCTAGGTTTCCTTATGATCCTTCCTTTTATGAAGTTATTTTATCATCTATTCTCAGTTCAAAGAAAAAATAAATTAATTTTTAAGGGAACCAAGTTTCCCTTATGATCCCTCCTTTTTATTTTTTATTTTTTGTATTTTATTTATTGTTTTTGTATTTTATTTATTGTTTTTGTATTTTATTTATTGTTTTTGTATTTTATTTATTGTTTTTGTAGTTGTTTTGCGTCTATTTTATTGATTATTGTCTAATGACTTCGCCAATTATTGTTCGTTTAAATATCTGGACTTGATTGACATATGATTCTAAGCTACACGATTCTAAGCTACATGATTCTAAGTTTTCTTCATTTTCTTCATTTTCTTTTAAGTTTTGTTGTTCTTGATTGTTTTTTGCAAAGTTGGTCATTGCGAACTTGAATACATAGGTTGGCTTTGTCTGTCCAATTCGATGGCATCTAGCGACGGCTTGGTCTTCTACACACGGATTCCAATGCGGGCTTACGAAATATATCTCCGAGAAATTTGCCTGTAAATTTAATCCTTCACAGCCTGTCTGGATCTGAAGTATTATTGCGTCTGCTGCGTCTGCCAAATTGAGCCCTGGTGTTCTGCTATTACGACCATCATATGTGACAACCTTTTTTAAACCACCTTTTATTAATCGCTGCGCAATAGTATCGATTTCGTTTCTGAAATGACAGAATATTATTTTGCCATTGCCATTATCTTTTCTTTCTAGGATTAGTTCGATGACTGCATCTAGTTTGCTGCTGCTTTTTATTGCCTTGATATAATTTTTGCAGGCTGTTGGATCCATGTTGTTGTTATTGATTTCGGTTCTTATGTCTGGCATCAAAAGGCTAGGCATAATACAGCTTTGTCTAGCTTTCATAATCGCTGTTAGAATTCCTCTGCCTTCAAATAGGTCGGCTAATTCGCCACTGTTGCTGTTACTATGTTTAAAAACATGTGTCTGATTTGGCAGCAATGAATGTAGCTCTTCGGACATCTGTTGTTCATGTTTGTTTGTCCATTGGACCTGGCGCTCTTCTTTGATTACTGGTGGCAGGTTGATTCCGACTTCGGCTTTGGTTCGTCTCAGAATATATTTTGCCGCGAGTTCTTTGACATTGTATTGATTTACATTTGGTATGCCTATAATTTTGAATAGGTTGTATAAATCGGAGCGCTTGTTCTGGATTGGTGTGCCTGAGATCAGCCACTTTATTTCTGCTTTAATTTTCTCGCAACTGGTGAAGCGCTCTGTGCGTTTATTTCGCAAGTGATGCGCTTCATCAAATATCAGGCGGTTCCATTTGATTTTTGTTAGAATGTTAGTGTTTTCTTTTTTTGTATTGCTTTCTTTTTTTATATTGCTTTCTGGTCGCTTATCGCTTTCTGGTCGCTTATCGCTTTCTGGTCGCTTATCGCTTTCTGGTCGCTTATCGCTTAAAAGCATATTATATGTTGTCAAAACAATCGGTGCCTTTAATAATTCTTCTTCTGTGATTGATTTTTTATCGGGGCCATGATATTTGAGAGCTTTATGTCCTGAGCATTTGAAAATCTCTTTAGCCCATTGATCTAACAAAACTGGTGGCACTACAATCAATGTTCTGCGTTTGAAGTTGACAAACATGAGGCCGATAAGTGTCAGAGTTTTTCCCAGTCCCATTTCATCTGCGACGATTCCGCCTTTTAAACATAGTTCTCGTCTTAAGCACCACTCTATTCCTTCTTGCTGATATTCTTTTGCTGAAAAGTTTGCTCTACCTAACAGAATATTAAATTTTTTCATTTTGTCTTTTATAGACAGATTAGTAGTAGTTATAGAATTCATTATAAGATTTTACTTTGTTACTGCGTTGTAAGGTTTTAAAACTATATTAATATCATAAATACTAATATATATTTGTCAGAAAAGTTTTTCAATTTTTTAGGGGAACTGCGGTCCCCTCCTTCCTCTTTTTTTTAAATGAAGAAAAAAGACCCGTGAAGAAAAAAGACCCGTGAAGAAAAAAGACCCGTGAAGAAAAAAGACCCGTGAAGAAAAAAGACCCGAAGGTCTCTTTACTTTGTCTTACCTTGTCTTTGCACTTGGTCCTTTGCTTTTTAAACCTAAAGAATAAATGTTAGTAATGTTGTTAAAATAAATGCGTGTATATTTTTATGTTTTTATAATTTTTGATTTGTTTTTATAATTTTTGATTTGTTTTTATAATTTTTGATTTGTTTTTATATGTTTTTGATTTGTTTTTATATGTTTTTGATTTGTTTTTATAATTTTTGATTTGTTTTTATATGTTTTTGATTTGTTTTTAAACTGAAACTTGCACTAAGCCTTGATCCTCTTGTTTCTTGGCTTCCTCTTGTTTCTTGGCTTCTTCTTCTAAGGTCCATGCTGCATATTCTGCTTCAAAATCGAATCCGTGTGCATTTCCAAAGCATTTGCAGAACATATTGAAATCAACTTCGTCAATTGTGGTGACGAATTGCTCTGTGTCGAAGGTGACTTGCTTCTTTGGCTCATAATCTTCGTATTCTATTTGGTTTTGATCGAATTCAGTGGTCCATTTATTTGCGCATTGGGTGAAGTGCAAATCTTCTTCCGCTGTTTCTTCGACAACCCACCAATTGTCATCTTCGTAAACAATGCGGGCTTCAATGTCTGGTTTTCTGATTTTTTTGATCATATTGTAGGCGGCTTCTCGGTCACACCACTCTGCAACTTCAATGAATGCGGTGTAGCAGAGCTGGTTTCGCTTGAAATCTGGTAATATGCATATTTTTCTAGTTTTTAATAGGCCCAAGTATTCCAATAAGAGCGCAATTACGGCTCTATCATTGGGCACAAAGGTGATGGTGATGTTAGTAATAGATTGAGACATTATAATGATTGGTTATTAAAGTTTTAGAAATGGTTATATAAGGCTATTAATACTAGTTGCTTTAAGTAAGAAAAGTATTTCAATTTTTTTGATTTTGATTTTTTTGTGACCGATATCTGGGTTGCATTTTAAACCACTAAAAATTTGTTTGATCTTTGTCTTTGATTTGTTTAATCTTTGTCTTTGATTTGTTTGATCTTTGTCTTTGATTTGTCTTTGATTTGTCTTTGATTTGTCTTTGATACTGTGGATACACTGCATCTACCGTGCTACAGTAGAATTTCAATGCACACGCTCGCTGCGCTCGCGGATGCTGAGATTTGCCTCATTTTGTATACTATTTTGTGACCATAAATGCTCACAAGAAATGGGTCTCAAAATGGTAGATATGACTGACAAAAAAAACTATATATAATATGTGTGTTTATTTGAATAAGGCAAAGTATCTTTGTTTGAACCTCTTAGGTGCATATAGTGTAACCGTAGTGCATATAGTGTAACCGTAGTGCATAGTGCATAGTGTAACCGTAGTGCATAGTGCATAGTGCATAGTGCATAGTGCATAGTGCATAGTGCATAGTGTAACCGTAGTATATAGTGTAACCGTAGTATATAAAAACATATGGTGTCAAGTTTGATATAGTATACCATACACTTGACACCATATATGGTAACAAGAATTGAGTGACAAAAAGGGTTTTAAACACCCATTTCTTGATTTGGGTTTTTGCTTTCATAATACGTGTATGGTAACAAGAAATGACTCTTCTTTTGAAGAAATGACTGCTTAAATGAAGTTACCGCTGACGAAAAAAAAAGGGATTACCCACATGGGGTTTTACGTTGTTTTATAACAACCCTTAATATATATTTATAAATTACACTATACTACAACTACAACTACAACTACAATCTACTCGCTAGTGTAACCGTCTTCTTCCACTTCGTCTTCACTGTCGTCCGGGAGCGCCTTGATCGTGTTCGTTTCTGGATCGTAAATACCCATCTCTTCCTTGGTCTCAGGGTCGTAGAGCAGGTTTTCAGCTGTCTTCAAATACTGTTTGCCGTCGATTGTGATTCGTTTCACGGTCACTTTCTTTGGCGCTGCTGCTGCTACAGCCTCTACTTTGGCAGCCATTATGTTGCCTTCTGCCGCATTTGACATGCAAGACCCGTCTTCCATTTGCAGATCGTATTCCACAAATGATTTGCCCATCTTCACTTCGGTTACGGTTCCTTTGCTTACTTCGCCTTTTGAAGTTCTGTATTCAACTTTGTCTCCTACATTGAAGTTCGCCTTGGTCGCTACAATCGATCGGGTTCCTTCCTTGGTCGCCTTCTTTGGCTCTGCTTTTGCTGCCTTCTTTTGCTCTGCTTCCAACTTCTTGGCTTCCTTTTCCGCCTTTTCCGCCTCTAGTTGTAACTTCTTCGCTTCTTTCGCTGCCAAATCATCTGCAATCTTCTTCTCTTTCGCTGCAATATCGTCCAGTCTTTTCTGTTCTTTCGCTGCAATATCGTCCAGTCTTTTCTGTTCTTTCGCTGCCTTGGCTGCCAAATCATCTGCAATCTTCTTCTCTTTCGCTGCTAAATCCGCTGCAATCTTCGCTTCTTTGGCAGCTTGTTCATCGATCTTTTTCTGCTCTTTCGCTGCTAAATCCGCTGCAATCTTCGCTTCTTTGGCTAGCTTGTCATCGATCTTTTTCTGCTCTTTCGCTGCTAAATCCGCTGCAATCTTCGCTTCTTTGGCTAGCTTGTCATCGATTAGCTTCTGTTCTTTGGCTGCCTTTTCGTCAGCGATTTTCTGCTCTTTGGCTAGCTTGTCATCGATTAGCTTCTGTTCTCGGGCTAGCTTGTCATCGATTAGCTTCTGTTCTCGGGCTAGCTTGTCATCGATTAGCTTCTGTTCTCGGGCTGCCTTCGCTGCCAATTCATCTGCAATCTTCTGCTCTTTCGCTGCAATACGCTGCGCCTCTTGTTCCTGCTTTTTCTCTGCGATTTTTATCGCCTTTTCCGCCTTTTTTGACTCTGAATCCGCTTCTTTCATCATGTTGCGCTCCCCCTTCTCTAGGTCTTTCGTGTCTACTACGCTTACGGTATCTTCATCTGATTCGCTCATCACAACCGTTACCGATTCATCTTCTGAGTCTTCCTCTACCAATTGAGCAAACAGATCTTCTACGGCCGCTGATTCTACTACCGTTACCGTCTTCTTTGTCGCCTTCTTTGTCACCGTCTTTGTTGCCGTCTTCTTTTCTACTACAACAAAGTGTGACTCATCAATTACGATATTTAGCTTACCTGCTTCTGATTCCACTTGTTCCCGCGTCAGCTTCTGTTTATCCATTATTTTACTGTAGGCAATCGGGCTTCGCCCTTTTGAGTCGCGAAATGACATCATGTCGCATGCGCATCGTTCTGTTACTGTTCCGTTTGAAGGCGCGCCTGAAGCATTGTTATCCGCTTCCATTTGGCACCCTTTGCAGTAAGAACTCTCCGACATACGCATCTTGGGGCACTGTGTAAACAGACCGCCATTATACGCTAGTCCTTGGCATCCATCCTCTGAAACCATTGATCTGACAAACGGTAACGGGATTGACGCCTTATACGCTTTCGCTACTTTCACCACCTTCTCCTTCTTCTCTGTCACTTTCTTCTTTCCGTTTGAACGTTTCTTCATTTCTCGCACCTGTATAGCTAAGTTTTCTAGGTGTAGGTTTGCTAGTGCTTCATCTGAGTCAAATCCATACTGTGATGCGCAACGACGCACGCATTCTCGCGCGTATTCTTTCGTCGCATTCTCCAGTGTCTTTAACAACAAAATAGTCACCGACATCTCTACGTTATTTTCAATTGAGCTTGACATTATTTCGATTTATTAATAGTTTTTAAGAGAGCTTTATGCGTTTTACAAATTCTTTAGGGATTAATACTCTCTCTCTCTACATTCTTTCTTTTTTCAATTTTTTTACTTTTGCACGCTTTTTTTACTTCACTAATTATTTCCACCTTTACAAAGGTGGAGCCAAACCCCTATTTATTTCAATTTATTTCGGGTTTTAAGGCTCACTAAATATTTTAAGGGAACCTTGGTTCCTCTATGACCCCTCCTTTACTATTCATTTTTCAATTTATTTTGGGTTTTTTCCTTTACTAATTATTTTAGGGGAACCTTTATAAGACATTCTTTATACCATATTTTGGGTCTATTATATAAGCCCTTGTATGATACCTCAAATAGAGTTCAAATATTAAATATGAGCATTATTTTAAATGCATGTCGATTCTTATTTATTAACAAAAGGATCTAAAGATAAAATTACATTTAATGTTATATACATCATGTCACAATTCATTAAATTAACATCTATGATAATAAATAAAAATTTAGTTACCAGCATTGTTATAAAACCAAATAAATATCATATCTATACTGTTGAAAATAATATTAACGGGGTTATGTTTTTGGGAAGTGGTGGTGCTAGTTCTAGCCCTGAAAAAATTGTAATTTGCGAAAAACTAGATCCTCAAGATTATGAAATTATTAGTAAATGGATTGACACTATATAAGATACAAAAATTATATAATAAAATGAATGTGTTTATTTTATTATATTTAAGACCCTAACTCTTCTCAATTACGCTCTCTTTTATCACTTTCTTTATTATCTTTTCCGTGTTATTTTCCTGTTCTTCGGTTGAAATGCCCGACATCGCGTTGAATATCATCTTCTGGTATTTATCATTTTCCCTTGATGTCGGATCATTATAGTCAGGGTATTTCTTTTGCCATTCAAAAATTTGCATCATGTTCTTTTTTCCTATTCTTTTAATTGCTGATTTTAAGTGTGATCTATTCGCATCTTCTTTATGCCACATGTTCTCATCTTTTATGTATAGTGTTTCTCGTTTCAAGTCGCTACAATGGATCGGTCTTTTATTCACTTCTAAATCATTTAGGCCCTTAATAAAGATCCTTGACACACCTTCACTATATCCTAGTCTAGCTGTATCTTCAAGATCTTTTAGTTTCACTTGTAATCCATCAACAAACTCTTTTAGATTTATCGCATCTTTACATGTCTCATTTAGATAAACATTTAAATTAAAATGGTTGTTAGTTGTATTGTTATTATTTATTATTGTAGGTTCCTTGGATTGCATTATCAATTGTTTTTGAATTTCCATATTTTCTTGTAAAAGTTTTAATAATAATTCTGTTACATTCGGTTCCGGCGCCTTCGAGTCCGCGGCATTTTTTGGGGTGTTTTGGCATTTTTTCTTGTGACTGTAAAGACTCTGTCGATGCTTGTATGTGTTACCACACTCGCAGTCAAAAGTAGTGGCGCTCTTTTTATTTGCTAAAGAAGTATTTTTGTGTTTCAGTGTCAAAAGATGTGTATCGTAGTTGCTTTTTTTGCTGCATGTAAAGTCACAAATTTTGCAAGTGAAAAAAACGGCATTTTCTTGTAAGTATTTGGAAGTCATAATATACTAAGAGAAAAGTTCGCTAAAGCTTTTTACGAAAAAGTGAGAAATTTTATCGTCACACTTTTTTTCAACATTTTTAGGAATTTAGAGCATTATGATCACAAGTCACTTTTTTTAAAATTTGTTGAAAGCTCCCTATGGTATCCTAAAATTGGACATTTATAAATGTCCAAAATGGAAAACCAAAAATCCCTTTAAACTAAGTAGAGTACGGAATTACAGTAAATATAAATAGACCATAAGAAAAACAGTTAAACCAATAGATCTATTATGAATCAAGCTAACAAAAGTATGTTACAAAATAAGATAATTAACACCATAAATTATAAATTATAAATAAAATAAATAATATTGTGAAATTTATTAAAATCAAAATAGTATATAATATAATGAATAATACATATGCATATGGCTTCAATGAGTATGCATATGACGCAGATGATGAATATAATGTGAATGAAGATGAATACAGATTTCCAAAAATAGAAAAACAAATATTCATCAATATTGGCAACTATATGACGCAACTTTCGAACGAACTTGAAGACAAAATGTGCCGGGTTTTGACGGAATTAGTTGCCCTACATGGATGTAGGGATGAACCAACAACACAAACAAGCCTAGATGTAGGCGCATGTAGGCAACCGATAAGATCCGTATCGTCGGAACTGTTTAGCCTATGTAGTAACGAAACAGACGACACTGTATTTAAGTATTACATTTCTGATGATGAGATAAATATAGAACTAACATAATTTAAGCTGTTTTATTTTGTATTTTGTTAGTATATAATGTTTGAAGCATATTATTACGAGCTTAAGGACTTTTTTAATAGGGTAATTGGCGTCCCCGGTGTAGGGATTCATTCACATAGAATATTTAATGTAGCCTATGTGGATGTAAGTGTGGTTTTATTAGCATCAATATTGTTAGCTTGGGCAATGCATTGGAGCTATATAAAAACAATTGTAGGAATGTTTATATTTGGTATAATAGTGCATAGAATATTTAATGTTAAATCTACAGTAGATAAATTAGTATTTCCTTATGTAAAATAATAAAAAATAATATGTAGACTCATGGTTGACAACAGCTATGGCTAAAATTTATTCATTTATATATTAATTTTGTTGCATATTGAATTCAGGGATGCTGTAAGTTTCGCCATTTTTCACATACTTTGCGATGATTTTGGGATTCACTTTGTTAGTAAATATGTCTTCCGTTTGATAAACATTGAAGTTCTTATCAATATAATAAACAATACCTTGAATATCTTGAACCCAAACCTCGATCTTTTGTCCCGTAGGTTTATCATTATCTCCTGATTCGCAAATACCGTGAGGAGTTCCTTTCAAATGAGTGCCGCAATATTCGTAGCCCTCTTTCTTGCGTCGAGTGCATTGCTCGCAACTGGCTCGTTTTGCACAGCATCTATCGGACAAATGCACTGCATTTTTGACGCGCTTGCGTTTCATGAAATCCTCTTTGCAAAGTGTTAGTCTGTCATAATCATACACATATTTAACAAGTGATGCCAAATTAGGATCATTAGTTAATCCAAGTTGTTCAGCTTTATATAAAACGGCCTCCTTGAAGCTGGACACATAAGCTTCGATTTTTTTGTTGATTCGTCGTTCCATGTTTATTCTTTAAATTGTTTTATATATAATATATTGTGCAATCTTTAGTTCAATTTTTTATATATATATGAAACGGGCTTAAAGAAAAAGAGGAAATAGGTGTATAAAAAAAAGGGATCATTATGCCTGCTCTTATGAGCTAAAACACAATTTTACGATCATTATTTGCAACCCTTTTTATTTTTAATCTATCTAATCTATACTATCTAATCTATTTATATATCCGAATCTGCCTTCATATATCTGAGAATCAATCCGACTTGACCATTGCGGTAGCAAACTGTAACTCTAGCTTTTTCCTTTTCACCTAGTCCCCATTCTTCTGTTTCTAGTTGTTCATATGTGAACACAGCCCATTCTCTTCTGAATCCCATCCATTTGCCATCAGCATCTCGTTTATCTTCTTTGAATATAATATATATATGTTTTTTTAGAACTTAAAGACATAATCAAATACTATATTTTGGGATGATCTGAAATCAAAATATTCGCACACAATATCAAAAACACATAAAACAATAAATAAGGTCCATATTTCTCTACACCTACACCATAAAAGTTAAGTATTTTTGTTATGCTATATAATGATAAAATAGTGAAACCAAAAATAGTTACTTTACTCATATTTTTACTTGTTGTAGATCCAGTTCCAGATCCAGATCCCAAAATAGAACTATTGGTCACCGTTGGATTTATGACTACGTTTAAATAAGACATTATATATTTATTTAAGAAATAAATATATGATGTTTATGCTAATTGCGATTGATTAATATGATATGAAAGCGGAGTAAAGGATTCATATTCTGTTACTAACACAGTATGATTATCAAGTATAATGCATAAATCATTTTTTTGATTATCTACATCTAGATCTAGATCTAGATCAGCTTCTAATTCTAAAATTGGATTTTCAATAAATAATGCATATCGATTATTATTTTCTGTCTCACATTCTGAAGTGCAAAAATGAAAAAAATCTCCTATCTTTGATGGTCCAAATAATGATCGAAATTCTGTTTCTTTTAAATCCGGAGAACTAGTATATACAACATCAGGTAACAAATACGGCATTCCATTATTAAATAATACACCTAATTCGGGTAATACATTTTGAAATAGATTTAACACTTTGTTAGAAACAGGAATATTACATACACTATTTATATTGATAATTTCAGTTGGCAATACAAACCATGTTGTAACAGATTTAGATAAATGTAGACAACTAATATCCAATGAACTAACATCTATTAATGCATATACGTTTTTGTTTGCATTCAAGATGCCTTTATATTCCGCTGTTAGAAGGTTACATCTTAGTCTTTTTAAATCTGATTTAATCTTTCTAAACAGCATCATCTCTATATTTTTGTTAGTAAAGGATTCATTGATTGTTATAGTTGGTAGAACAAATTCGTTATTTAATAAATTATTTTCCAACATAATTTGAACAAATGGATATTTCCCATTAGTTGTAACATGGTAACAAATGTAATGCAATTGTCCATCTGTTAGATCTGAAAATATGTCTTGTGCAGGATTGCATCTTTGACTAGCTAAATAGGTATAATTCATATTCATATTATTGCAATTAATATGAATATATATTTTTAATAGATAACTATTACGAACTGCGTAAATCTCAATATTATTTATCGATAACTGCCTCTTTGGCAACCCTACTAACAATTTTATTGATGTTGCTAATTTGTTCTTCTGTTGTTAGCCCAGACATTGCATTTCCAACTATTTTTAAATACAAATCATTCTTACGTGAATCAGATTCCATGCAACCCGGATATTTGTTTCGCCAATCACTGATTAACTTTATGTTTTCAAATGCGACTTGTTTTATCGCCTTTTTCAAAATTGGCTTTGCTTCTTCTTCTTTTGTCCATTGATCATCATTTTTAATATACAATACTTCTCTCTTTAGATCTGAACAATGAATTGGTCTTTTATTAATATCTAGTTCCTTCAGATTTTTATTCATTATCCTAGAGACACCCTCTACATATCCTAGTCTTCCAGTAGCTTCCAAATCTTCTAGTTCTACCTTAATTGAACTAACAAATTCACTGATGTTAAGTGCATCTTTACACTCTTCGTTTAAAAAGAACTGCAAATTGAAGGTCTTGTTGTGTGAATGGTTAGTATTGTTGTTGTTGGCATTGTTAGTTATATTCATATTATCCTTTTTAACAAGTTCTAAAATTAAGTTTTTAAATTCTGAATTTTCATGAATAAGTAATTTAATTATTTCTTTATCAGAGCTTTCTGAATTTTTATTTTCGGATATGGTTTCACTGTCGTCTTGTTTTGTTTCAATGCATATTTTTTTGTGTCGCCATAGACCCGAATGATATTTAAATACCTTGTCACAAGAACATTTAAATAAATCTTGAGCAACTATTGGGAGTTTTTCGGTAGCATTTTGTATCTTTTGGTTGATAATTGCATGTTTTGCTGTCAACAGATGTTTATCAAAACTACTCTTTTTGCTTGTGATATAGTCACAACTTTTGCAGCAAAATTTTGGAGCAACTTTTGAGCAACTTTTTGTATCCAAATGTTCCATATAATGATACAAGATAAAATCCTCCTAAATCCTTTTTTTTCGAAAATATTAAAATTTATCGTAACACTTTTTTCAAAGAAAAAATCAATTTAAGAGCATTATGATCACAACACACTTTTTCAAAACTGCATTTTCTAAAGCAACTTTTAGGTTTTCCAAAATGGACATTTTTAAAAATGTCCAAATCCCAAAAAAAAATTTCAAATTGGAACAGAAAAGTAGCGATGTAGCGACTTTTGGACATTTTTAAAAAGTAGATAAAAACGACTAATAGATCCAATTGTTACCATTTATGCAGTCAATTTGTTTCACATATGAATCTAAAACGCGACCATTATGCAGCCATTTTGTCGGAACTTTTTGCCGCCGAATTCATGGTCTCAATTTACATCAACTGAACAAAAAACATGTGACCATAAATGCAGTCAAAAATATACAGTCAAAACATGATTCTGAGACCATGGATAAAACATTCGATGGTCACAAATGCCGCTAAATATCGCTATTATATTGAGAGCATAAATGGTCACAATATAAAACTATTATTAAATGACTTATGTCGCATAAGCCAAGCCACAGTTGCCGCCAATAAAGATCACTTGATTGATGCGCTCTTCAAATAAAGTCATATTAAAGTTGTAATCATAAATGCGCCAAGTTGGCTTATTAATACCGATAATATCACCCGTTGTAGGATCGCAAATCGTCAAACTCTGCGCCAACGGATCCAATGGCGGAATAATTGTAGTAAATTCAAGCTCAATTTGGTTGAATCGACTCATATTCATCGCGCCTGATGGCTGCAAATCTGTGTTGCTAGAATTCAAACAAAAGTTATAGCAATAGAGACCGGGCGGAGCATTACCTGTAGTTCTAGTGTATTTTTCTATGTAATTATATATGCCTGCAGGCTGCATGTTCTCTCTGTAAGAACCATCTAACAAAATGCCCAAAACAACCAAAATATACTTGTCATTTTCTGGAGTATAAGTTGGCGTAATTAACAGACCAGTTAAGTTACCACTGGGATTCACACCGGGACCAATATTAATTGGAACAGGCTCACCCGATGCATTTGTTCGATAAACTGTATAATTTCCAGCTGATGGCGCCGGGATTACATCTTGTGGCATATAATTGTAAGGCCAATTGGTGTAATTAGACCATTCATTACGTAAATTAACGTCACTGCGCTGAAAATAGAACATCCAATTAGCGACCATTCCTAGCGAATCTAGATCTACTTTGTTAGGTCCGGTCACATTGTAAAATTTCTGCTCATGAACCTGTTTGATCAAATATTTCTGCTCTTCTAATGCAAAAACGCGCTCTTCTTCATTAGATAAAAAGCAATAAGTGCAATTTAAATGCACATCCGCATTCCATAAGGTTCTCTGATCGGAATACGAATTGATGCCAATATTGATGTCAGGTGGGGGCTGTAAAAAACGATAAAATTGCATATACCAAGCATTAAAATTGGGCGCTATATATGGAAAATTAAAAACAGAATCAAATACATCACGAATCTGGAATAGCTCATTAATTGGTCTCAATGTCACATTAATGTGCAGTTCATTGTATTGAAGCGATGTTAGAGGAAACGCCATCTGTGTTTTGAGACCGAACCAATTGTTCAATGGAATGTATAAAATGCGACCTCTAATAGACGGTTCCGGGCCGGCTAAGGCGCTACTATAATAAGCATTTGGATAAGAGTTGACTCGAGAACCGGCATTCGCAGGATCATTTAGCTCAGGAATGTTACCAATCATTTCATTAAATAGTGCTTTTTTATCGGTATTGAAGTCACGCTGAACAGATGCTAACAAATAGTCGCCGGAATATTCTTGAAGCGTGTAATTGCCGCATGTAATGCTAATTTTAGAGATCATTTTGGCTCCTAAATTTTGAATCCATTTGAATTCATATGGAACCCAATTTTCACTATTGGCGTTTTGAGAAGTGGTGTTATTATTCGGGTCCTGTGGAGGCAAAATAGGACTCCAAATATTAGGAAGAACAACTGAGAGATAACAATCCATTAGAAGGTCAGCATATCGAGGAATTTTAAATGTATAGGTTGATTCTTCTGACAAACGTAAGGTTTTAGAGCCCTCAAAGTCGACTCGGAATTTTTGTAAGCCAAAATTAGTATATTGTGCAAAGGTGCATTTAAAAAATGTTTTCGAAGGGTTACCGTTTAAAATAATATTTTGTTGCCCTTGGGAAACTAATTGCATTAAACCGCCGGCCATAATTAGTATATATTGTGATTATTTTTTAATTCTTTATTTGAGTATATTATATTTTAAAAAGGTAAAAGTAAAAAGTAAAAATATTATATTAATATAAATATATGTCTGAAACAGAAGCTACAAAAGCATTACAACAAGGATTAAACTCATTAAAAGAAATGCAAGAAGGCACAGTAATAAAAGCATTTACAATCGTAACAACATTCATTATATTATTATCATTATTGGTTTATTTTTTTTATTCCGGAACAATATTTTCAGATGGCATGAGTGTCAGAGATTGCAAAAATATGGATGGCATATTCGGAACATTAAATGGCAAGATAAAGTCTATTAATACAAAGATTGAATCTTATCAATATCCACTCAGAGATTATTATATTAAATCCGCTTACAATTGCTGTTCAGGAGGAAATTACAAAAATGGTTATGTAAATACATGTATATTAAAGGATCTAATTAAGCAAGGTGTAAGAGGATTGGATTTTGAAGTGTATTCTATTGATGACCAACCTGTTGTAGCCACTTCTACATCAGACAGCTACTGTGTAAAAGAAACATTTAATTCTGTGCCATTTGGCGAGGTGTTAAATGTCATAAGAGACTATGCCTTTGCTAGTTCAACTTCACCGAATCCATTTGATCCTATTATTTTACATCTTCGTATAAAGAGTTCCAATCAACCAATGTATGACAATTTTGCCAAGTTATTAGAAAGCCATAATGATATGTTAATGGGAAAACAATACAGTTTTGAAAATCAAGGTAAGAATTTTGGTGCTGTTAAATTGCCTGAAATGGCAGGAAAAGTGGTGATAATTGTAGATAGAAGCAATCTCGCATTTATGGAATCAGAGGCATTCTATGAATACGTGAATATGACAAGCAATTCGATTTTTATGCGCGCGTTACATTATTATGATGTAATAAATGCACCGGATATGGTAGAACAAATTGAATATGATAAGCTAAACATGACAATAGGAATGCCGGACAAAGGATCGAATCCCGATAATCCAAGTTCCATTACGATGCGAACCTATGGCATCCAGTTACTCGCACTGCGATATCAAATAGTGGATACCAATTTGGAAGAGAATGACATGTTTTTTAATGATGCAGGGCATTCATTTGTTTTAAAACCAGAGAAACTGAGATATATTCCGGAAGTAATACCGGATCCGCCGGCACAAAACCCCGAAGTGTCTTTTGCTACACGCGAAGTGAAATCGGACTTTTACCAATTTGAAATATAATGATTGAGTGCCAAATATTAAGTTTTGAAATTGTCTTTAAGTATTAATTAAAATATATATTTAAACAATCAATTATAAACAATCAATTATAATATAAGTATTTAAAACAACTTAAAACCTTTTCACATTATTTATATATAACAATGTTTTCCTTTTTTTCCAATATGATCAAATCAAGAGATGAATGGTTAAATAAGACAAATACAGTTGCTAATTCTGCGACGTATTTAAATACAAATAGAAATTCAAATTCAAAATAATATTTGATTATATTATATAGATAATATAATGAAAAATGATACATGCAAAAATTTAAAATTTGAAGACTGCGAGCTAGCAATATTAAGACAAGCGGTAGACACTGCGGAAGAAAAGCAGGGAAAAATTGCAGCCAATTCGCCGGAAATCAAACGCATAATAGGAATTGTCGAAAACTTTTTAAGACAAAAGCAACTGATCTGCTATGGTGGCACTGCGATAAATAATATTCTCCCAAAACAAGATCAGTTTTATAATAAAGATGCAGAAATTCCTGACTATGATTTTTATAGTTGGAATGCACTAACAAATGCAAAAGAGCTGGTGGATCTCTATATAAAAGAAGGCTTCGTTGAAGTGGAGGCAAAATCAGGACAGCATCATGGAACATACAAAGTATATGTGAACTTTATTCCGGTGGCAGATATATCCTATATTCCAAAAGAATTATTCAATTCGATAAAAAAAGAGGCAATAAAAGTTGCGGGAATTCTGTATGCGCCGCCGAATTTGTTAAGAATGGGAATGTATTTAGAACTATCAAGACCGGATGGCGATGTATCTAGGTGGGAAAAGGTCCTCAAGAGACTTACACTTTTAAATCGCAATTATCCATTAACAGCACATCAATGCTCACATATTGATTTCCAGAGAAGATTATCAAATTCAAATTCAGATTCAAATTCAGATTCAAATTCAGATTCAAATTCAGATTCAAATTCAAATACAGATTTAAAAGCAAGAGGTTATAACGACAGTATAAACAAATCCGAACAAATATATGAAATCGTGAAATCAACCTTAATGGATCAAGGTGTTGTATTTTTCGGTGGATATGCTGTCTCATTATATTCGCAATACATGCCATCACATTTAAGAAAACAATTAGAAAAGATTCCCGATTTCGATGTTCTAGCTGAAGATCCGCTTATCGTCTCGCAAATAGTAAAAGAAAGATTAAATGATATCGATGTAAAAGATGTGAAAATAATTAAACATTCTTCAGTAGGTGAAATAATTGCGCCTCATTATGAGATCCGTGTAGGCAACGATGTAGTAGCATTTATTTATGAGCCGATCGCATGCCATAGTTATAATGTTTTAAAACAGCAAGGATATACCATAAAAGTGGCGACAATCGACACCATGTTGAACTTTTACTTGGCATTTTTATACGCAAATAGACCGTATTATGATACGGATAGAATATTATGCATGTCAAAATATTTATTTGAGGTGCAAGAGAAGAACAGATTGCAGCAAAAGGGGCTGCTAAAAAGATTTAGTATAACCTGCATGGGTCATCAGGAAACAGTAGAAGAGATGAGGGCACAAAAAACAGAGAAATTCGCGGAATTAAAGGATAAAAAGGGAACAGCTGAATATGATGAGTGGTTTTTACGATATAGGCCTTTAAATCCTGTCAATGAAAATGATAAGCTGAAAAAAGGCAAGGCAAAAAAGACAAATAGTAAGACCAAAGGTTCTAAAAAGAAGAGGAAGAAGACAATAAAGAAAAGAAAGTGGCTTTTTTAAGTAAGGGTGTGTTTAAGATATATTACGTATTATATCTTAAACTATTATTCATTTCATTTTATTTTAAAAAGGCGCTCTTGTTAGTATCAATGAAAAATTTTGGAAATACAAATTTATGTGGATTAACAACCGGCAACTTTAGCAAAAAGAGACCTAAAATGATAAATACAATGCCCATGTATTTCCAAGGATCATCAAATCCTTCGCCTAACACAATGATAGCAGCAATAGATTCGACAAGGGCGCTTAAACCATCCCATGCTGCGTTCACAAGTAATACTTGCGAGCCTTGTAATGAACGAATTAACGCATATATAACACCGACATATCCTACTGTTCCGATGGCAAAGTTTTGCATGCCGCCGTTCTCTGCGAAATTTTTGTAGCCAAAATCGCCGATAATTTCAGTTATAACAAGTAAACCAATATCTGTGTAGCTCATATTATATATTCTATTTAAAAAATAAAAAATATTAATGTCATTAATAATTCACCTTTAAAAAGCCGAATTGATTTTTTTCATGGTTTTAGACATGGAGAAAAACAAGAAGCCAAATGCAGCAGCGGTAAATAAGAGACCATTTAAGTTATAATTGCCATCATTATGGCAAAGCAAAGGAATATATTTAAACAAGGTTTGCTTCAAAATGGGCAGCTGAAATAAAAAATACAAAATAGAAATTAGGAGCGGTGTCTGTAATTCTTCGTAAACAGTGTCTAATGAGTTTTTCATTTGCTCGTCTTTGCTGTATGAATTGATATATTCTGATGCATTTAAAGGTTCGTTAATATAATCAGTGTTAGTAGGAGGAGGCACGTAATTTGGCTGAACATAGGTGTCTTGTGTGATTGCGTTGGTATTTTGAGGAATGTCTCTGCTAGGAAGCATTGTCGCGCCAGCTACACTAGCTTGTTGCAAGCCGTTGACAATTTGGCTAATAGTGGATTGATCTAAAGACAATGAGTTTTGTAAATTAGTTGGAGGTTGCGGTTTCTCACTTATAGCCATGGATATATTATTCGCATTAGATCCCATGGGGTCTGTTGGCAGATCATTGATACTAGTTGTATTAATATCGGTCATAATATATATTATTGTGGATAAATAATTGCGATTAATTTACGCAATGCAATGCAGGACCATTTAACTATGCAGTAATGGCAGAACTAAATCCAATGATTTCCTTTTTGGAATCGCATTTGACAGCATTTTTCTGCAATTTATAGCACGCATCGTCGAATTTGTAAGTTTCGCCGTCAATTTCAGCAACAGGGGGGGCACTATAATTAATACAGTCTTTACCGACGCAAACTTGTCTAAAGAAAGTGGCCAATCCGAATCCAAGTAATATAGACATTAAAATTTTACCTGTTTCTGAGTGAACAAATTTAGATAAATACATTGTGTTTATATTATAAAGTAAGCATATATTTTATAATATTCATATAATATTCATATAATATCTATTCTTGAATAGGCACTGTTTTAACAGCAAGCGGATTAATAGGGCAATTTATTTTTTTAGGTGTGAATTGATAACACTGATCTACTTTATCTTTGTATAAAATGTCCTTGTAGTTTGTAGGAGATGGGTATTTATATATTGTTTTAGAATCCGGGCCTAGAAAAAAGATAAATACTAATCCGACAATAAAACTACTTAAAAAGATTGGTATAGATATATATTTGGTCAACATAAATAATAATGATATTTTATAATTTAAAGAATTCTAAATCCTTTTTAATCTATTATTTGGTAAATCTCAGTCTAGATTTAAGATTTGATGCAACTGCATTCAAAAATGGTTTATACTCATTGGAATAATATTCAGGGAACATTTCGCCCCAAACATCCACAATTGTATTTTGTATTTTTGCCGATAAAGGCTTACTTTCATAACGGTCTGGTTTAGGTAAAAAGGTTAGCCATATACCCGGACTATCGGTATTTAATAACTTATTATAGACTGGATTACCGTAATCGTATTTATTCTCGCCGATCTTTTGAGGCGGCAATAATAGACCATCCGGATGCACAAATTCTCTGCTATATGAAAGGGGGACTTTCTTTTCATTACGAAGTCTATCATATTCGACAAAATTATCTATTGTTTTCTTCATCCAAGCTTCATCTTGAGATAAGGCATCTTGGTATTCGGGTGACAATGTGTCCCATATTCGTTGATATGTCATATCCGTTTCACCCTTTTCATTATCCCAATACCAACCGCCCGGACCGCGCTCAGGCATAATATTACCTTCCACTCTTTTATATAAATCAGGGTAAATATTTGCAACCGACTGTGTTTCCAATGCTTCTGTTGCATTCTGTAGAACCAATTTTTTCCTTAAATTGATTGGTCCTTGCTGTCCTTCTTCTCCTTGCTGTCCTTCTTCTCCTTCTTCTCCTTCTATATCAAAATCTACACCTGAAGGTCTCAATTTACGCGTCTTTTTATGAACTTGTTCTAAATTTTTCATAGTTTTATTCGTCTTCACATTTTTGTTCGACACAAATCCGTTAATTCCCTTTGTAAATGATTTTAATTCATCCGAACCATACAATGTATATTCCAAATTTTGAAGACTATTTTTTCTCTGCATTAAAATATATAAATTTCCCTTTTCATCGGGATCATCGTTATCTTTTTTATCTAAAAAATCAACGTAACAAACTTCATATTTAAGATTTCTAATAGTGTTTGTTAGTGGAACCATTTCGTCTACATAAAATCTCATCGCTTTATTCATAACTTCGGTATTTCCTGTTTGATCATATGTTTTAACCATTTCCTTAAATGGCAGCAAATATTCCATGCCCAATTTGTCTTCGTTTTTCTTGATTAAATCATTCTTAACAGGATTATCATTTAATTGTATATTGATTTCCATAATGAACCCCGCGCCTTCTGTAATTGATTTTAATTCTGAAGTATCTGTATTAAAATTTGTAATTGCTGTTTCTTGAGCAACATAACCAAACATCATGTTATTTTTATCAATAATAATCTTGTTTTTAATTTCATTTATATCGCGATCCGCATCCAATAATTCTTGACCTAATTCGTTGCGAAATGTGTAATCAAAATTAATATCAAGAGGGCAAGGATCACTTAAATCGCCACATTTCGCGACAAACGACCTCGTATATTCTTCTGCATCTTTTTTGATGGTAAAAATACTGCCTACATTTCGCCTGCAATTGATGCACTCAGCCTTGGGTAGCTTTTGATATTCGAGGCGTTTTTCTCGCTTACTCTTGTCATACGACTTTAATATGGGTTTAATATATTTCTCATGATAATCGGTTTCATATTTGGCCTTTAGTTTATAATATTCGTTCATTGCTTCATTGACAGACATTTTTGCCTTTGCGGACATACTTGACCTATTTATTGAATTTTCAGGAGTATTTTCTTTAGATTCACTCATTATAATTTATGTTTATATATTTATTCTGTAATAAACACAAAGACAAAGACAAAGAATCTAAAAGGCATATTTTGTTCCATGTTCATCATCCCAATGAGGTAGTCCTGTGATTAATTGCTGTTGTTCTCTGAGTTTTGTTTCTTGATAGTTTTTTATTTTAGATAATATATACTGCTTCTTTTTAGTTTCTTTTTCAAAGATTTCTTCAGGTGTTAGTTTGCCTTTATATTTATATAGCAAAAGGATCCCTAAAATAATAAAAAAGGCAATTGTTATTCCTATATTAAACATTACATTATGGTATTTTTCTTTAAAACTGTGGCATTGTTTTAAAGTTTCATTTAAGAAGTATTTAACTCCGGGTTCAGTTAAAATTGGTTTAGCATAATTACTATTGTTAGCGCTATTGAAATTCATATAATAGCTTTATAAATACATATAAAAAACAAAAAAAAATTATACCAATTATCTATATATGGATATCTCACTTTTGTCATTATTTTTATTTATAATCACCACAATGTTATATATTGCACAGGTTCCTGTAATCGGCAAACCTAAGTTGATTCTGGTAAATAATACATTAACACCTGATGTTAATGCGGAATACTATACCGAATGTATAAAAAAAATGGGTATATTTTTACTGATTGTAATATGCACCCAACTAACATTAAATATTATATACTTAATCGACAAATGTCAAGGTAGTGCGGGTAAAAATGCAGGAGCGGCAATTCTTTATACCTTGGTTCCATGGTTTTTAATTTTTGGAGTGATGATGGCAATAATCCTGGCATTTCCTGGATTTAAGAATGTATTTTCTGATGTCATTGGCTATTTTGCTATTTCGGGTAAGGCAAGCGATATTTTAACACAAGTTTTAATAGATACCAATATTAATAAAGCAATAGAAACAGAGCCGGATCCAAATAAAAAGAAAGAGCTAACAACTGCAGCAGAAGCCCTGATGAAGATCTGTGGAAACAATTCCATATTAATAAATCAAATGTATCCTGATAATTTTATAAATATTTGGGACAAATTGAAACCGCTTATGAAACCTGGTGTATATGAAAACCCAAGTCCGGATAATTTAAAGCAACAATTATTAGATCTAGTTGTTCAACGTGAAAATATAGGTGAAGGTTTGTGGTATATTTATACAGCGATGTTGGTCTCATCTATTGTTTACTATAATTTGGATACTAAAGGGTGTGTGAAAGATGTGAATACTATTAAGGCGGATTATGATGCTTACGAGAAACAACAAGAAGAACAGGATAAACAAAAGAAGCTAAATGAATCTACTGTTTATACGGTCTCCTAAGTAAGGGAACTGCCGTTCCCTTATGATCCCATGCCTTATATTATCCCATGCCTTATATTATCCCATGCCTTATATGATCCCATGCTCTCCTTTTAATATTTTGTTTTTTTTGGAAAGGAAGGATCATAAGGAAACCTTGGTTTCCTTAAAAAATTGAAAAAATAATATAAATACCTTTGATTGTATTAATATTATTTAAAACAGCTTAAAGAAAATGCAGAATATATTTCCTTTATTAGTGCCAACTGATCTAACAAATCTAATCCTAGAATTTACAGGCTACCATCGATTAAGGTCAGGCAAATACATGAGGCAGTTAAATTTTACTAAGACCAAACTTATTAAAAGGCTTCAAAATAAGTTTGAAACCCGGCCGATAGTTAAAAACGGTTACGTTATTCTGATATTCAGTGAAGAAAAAAGTATGGTATTATATGATCCTTTTGTTAGATCAGAGTATATTCAACGGCTTTAATGCAATTTGGGATAAGCCAAATAGTAGGTTACAAACAAATAAGATAAAATTCCTAAAATAATAGAAAAAAGCCATATCGGCATAATTGTTTTATTTTTTGTTCCAACCCCAAATTCTCGAATGCTGCCATCATGCTTATACAAAAAACCCGGTCTCATTAAATGAACTGCAGCAAAAATAATAATAAATATTGTTATAGCAGCAACCGTTATGTTATTTCTTATAAATGATCTTAATATTAACATGTTAGTTATATAATATAAAGTTTTATAAAAATTTTGTTAGTTTATTACTCTTCTTCGCCATATTCTTCATTAAATGGATCCCCATCTTCGTAATCTTCGCCAATATCGGCCATCTTTAGCTCATCTGCATCCGCAAAAGCCTGTGCATCCATATCATCTAAAGCATCCTCTAAATCAAATTCCATATTATTCTCATCAATTGCACCCGTTCTTCTTAAACCATTTTGGATTTCTGCAATGCGTGCTGAGACTTGCTTCTCATGTTCGTAATTTTCAGGATCGTATTCTTTAATGCCCTTGGATAATCCCGTAGACCAAACACCCAATTTATAAATCTTCAATACATTCTCCACTTCTCTTTGCTCATCATCTAAATCTCTTAATCGGTCTGTAAATGTGTATTTTTCGGCCTCTTTTAGTTTAAATATAAGATCATCTACCTTGTCATACGATAAGTCAATTGATTTCTTGGATTGCATCATAATGGTCAAGTAAGTAGCTAACAAACGCGCAGTATCTTCCTGCAATTTATCCACATTGCCTTCTAAATATATATCCTCTGCTTCTGCAATTTGTAACTGTTGCTCAACTAAAAAGTCATTGCTGTATATTGATGCAGCCTCCGTATTTGGTGTTTTCAGCATTTGAGAAGCCATGACAGGGTCTTTTGTTAGATTAATGTATTCTGTAAATATTTGCATAATATAATATTCATAAAGAAGCGTTGAAGTTCTTTTATCGAACACATTGTAGAGTTCTTTTTCTCCAATATTGGTGCTTGTTGTTACTGGCGTGACTTGAGATAGCAAAAGAATGCCTTTGCTTATGTTTTGTATTTCTAAAACCACATTATTGATGGCCACATTATTGAAAAATTTCGCTAAAGGCTCCAAATAACTGTCGACATCTTCTTTTAATTCGTAATTGTGGCTTTGCGCAAATTTCCAATAGGCATGCGAAGTAAAGGATGTCTCTTTTTTATTTAAAATCATGGTCGGAAATACAGTTGAAAAAAGCGATATGAAATTCTTATTAAAATTAATATAGTTATACAAGGCATCATCCGATATTTTTATATCATCATTTCTTCGATGCACATCAAATTGCCAAACTGATAATTCATCTAAAAAGGTAGAGAGTTTCTTTAACTCTGATCCACTTATTTTAGCCTTGCGTTTAATAAAGCTAATCAAATCTTTACGCATATTTTCATTCGCCTTGGCTAAATAATTTTTCAGTTGTCGCATATCATCTGTATCTTCTTGAATTGTTAGATCATATGTATCTAAAAGCACCTCTAATTTGTTGCGCAATGCTTTGGCCACATTTTGTTCATTGCTCACGTCCATAGTAACTAACAACTTCCTCAATGATTCCGAACAAGACGGTGTTGCATAAGACAAAGAAATATTGATAATATTGTGTCTGCAAACTATTTGAAATAGCCGCAAAAACATATCCTTCGTATAGTGCCTGTCATCGCGTTTCAATTTAGCTATTTTTTCTTGAATGGTGTCTACTTTTGACAAATAACTAGGTTTGTCTATACAAATAGTCAACAAATCTTCCGTTAATGGGATCGATGACTGAAAATGGCAAAGATTTATGAATGCACGATAAATAATTTCATCACTAAAATCGTTGGATATGTCCGGAAATATTCGTTTCGTATCAACCTCGCTCATCATAATGGCGCTTTCATTTAGTTTATTACTGCTTCTTAATAATGAAGTGAGCTCTCTAACAATTTGATTATTGATCCCAATATTCGGATTCTCTTGAATAAAATATTGAAGTGCGGTTAAATTGGCACGTTCGTTTTCATTACAGCAGGCATTAACCATAAATGGCTGTCCAGACGCCTTCATTAACATGTCCTTGCTTTCCACTATTTTTTGTATGTCTTCCTGTATAGCAAGAGAAAACTGAGTAATCTTGGACTGAATAACTAACAACTTTTGGATTTGTTTTGGATTACCCGAAGTCAGATCGGATTTCAGCTCATCCTCAAATCCCTCGCTAATGCTTGACAAGCCCTTGATATGAAATGGTCTCAAGGGTGGCAAAAAATTAGTCCAAAAGGTCAGCGAATGTTCATCAGGAATATCATTTTTATCAGGATTCAACAGTAAATATTCGACCTTTTCTCTTATTTTTTGCTCGACTTCTTCGTAAGGAAGCAAATATTTTACGATATATGTTTTTAAAGTTTCGGTCATTCTTTCTAAATTGACACGGGATATCGCATTCCATGGAATCGTTTGCGGATTTTTATATTTGTGTGCAATGCATGTCAAATAATTTAATCCCGAATCATCGCCTTCTCCTTCAAGTGGAAATCCGCTAAATGAACGCACGCATCCCGGAAACGTCTTTCTAGTTTTGATCGACGGAATGCTTGTTTGAACAGCAATTAATATCATACCAAGCGATAAATACAATAAGGCAGAGCTATAAACTAACATATATTCAGGAAGCTTCTTACCCTTTTTCGCCGCCTCTTTTTCCATTTCTTTATAAGCGGATTCCTTTTTAATGATTCTTTCATTCGCCATGAGTTCTGTTACCACCTTAATAATATAGTCGTGTGATTTATCTAAATTGATTCCCATGTTAGATGTAATGGAAACAATAATGTTGGAAACAAGTTGCCCTTCGGGGGACAGGCGTTTTTCCTTTTTAGAAACGCGCTCATTGTGCTCTTCAATAGAAACATCGTTTGCATCTCGTTCCATTATGCTTCTACTAACGTCCTTAAATCCGGCTTTGAATCCATCGCTGACATCGAAATCAATATAGCGAATAACTTCGCCACTGTGTTCGTCGACCCATGCATCGCCATTGTCACCCAGTTTACCGATCGATTTAATTAAGGTCTCCATCATTTTTTCATATTTTTCAGGCTTCCTAACAAATGTTTTGGCGAGTATAACACGGAAAGCGGGGATAAGCTTTGTGTCCGTCTCTTTGCAATAAAACCACCATATATCTTCCATTTCACCATCATTAACATTCGGCAAATCAGGATCACCAACTCTGCAAAATTTATCCGCAAATACAACAATATCATTTTGCTGTTTGACAAAATCAGATTGACCTACAATAAGATTGCATAGCTTTGTATAAGGTGACACTTTTCGATCTAATTCTTTTTCTGAAATAGAGAGACCTAGCTCATAACTCCAGTTATTATATTTGTAAAAGGCATTGGTTTGGATCGCCTGAATACGTGACATAACATCCTCAAAATAAGATAGATGCTTATTAACATAGGTTGTTAGTTCTGATTTAGATATTTTATAATTTTTATCGAATTGTTTCATGATATCTTTTAAGGCAGATGAGACCATAGTTTCTTTTGCGACTTCAACTGTTTCGCATGCTTCTTCCGGTATTTTATTGGTATTGTAAATACAGCTCGGATTGATATTACACAAAACATCGGTATCTTGAATAAACCATTTCGGATCGACTTCTTCCGCTTTAACCCATATATTATTCTGTCTCACATAATACTCAAGTGCGGACAGATTTTCGACTCCGCTTTGTGGCTCTACTGAAATGATTGCATATTGTCCTTCAATCACCTTTTTCGCCTGATTGACAAGTGTCTCGGCCAAATAATCCGCATCTCGTTCCTCCTTTTTGTATTTCCTTTTAAGTTGTTCTGCAATATATATTTCCAATTCTTCAGGTGTTAGTGTGTCGCGCTCCCTTTTAAATTCCTCATTAATCATATCATAATTCGTGGTGTCGTATTCTCTGTCGAAATAAATAATTTTCTCATTATCGGCATCCAATGCCTCCTTTGTGAAATACTTTTTGGCGATGATATATGATGTGCAACTATCCTTTTCCAATGCTTTTTCTAGACTAGCTTTCATTGCTTCTTTATCCGCTTCAAACAATGGATTCAACTCGGCAGGATACATAAGTGCCAAATTAGTAAAGGCAATAGATGTATTATATAGATTGCCGTAATCTAACAAAATCAGCTTCTTTAAAAGCTCGGAAGAGGTCGTATAAGGTTCGGGTTTATAAGTATAATTATATGCACCAAAAACCTTACTTTGAATTGCATAATCGCTGCCAAGTAGTGCAAAAATCGAAGGGGCAGGTAGTTTTTCAGATTTAACAGCTTTTATAGTAGAAAATGCTCTGCTATGCTCAACATATCTAGAATTATATTCTCTTATTTTTTCTTTAATAAATTTATCCATTTCTTTATAATTCATGTAGGTGAGATCATCTGAATAAATCATGAAGGGTTCCAAGTAGGTGATTAAATTAGACATGGATAATTTGCCTTTTATGTATTTTTTCACGAGGTTGAAAAGAACGATGATTTTTGGGACAATGATTTTCAAAAATTGATTATATATTTCTAGATTTGTTAGTTTAACACCCCCTGGCATCTCATAATCAGTAAGATTTAACATATAGTTTTTAATATTGTCGACAAAGTTGCCATCATTGAAATCCAATTCATTATCTAAGCCGTCGATTTCAACCGACGTAACATTAGATCGTTGCTTAAGAAGCTGCCAATAGTTTAAAAAATGCAAGTTTAAATTAGCTTTAACTAACAAACTAGATCCAGGCAAATTAACCTGCGAAAATTGCACAGTTGGTTCCGGAAGTGTAACCATAGAAGTGATGGCGATATCATCATTATGTGTTAGTTTAACACGCTGTGCATCCATTTTAGATCCTTTAAAAAGGCCATTTTCAACATGTAGCTTATCCAATCCTAAATTGTATTTTTGGATAACGAATTTTCTGGCGGTTTCTTGTCCTCTGACAACTACAGTAGAATATAGATCGCCTAAATTATCAATGATGGCATTTATATTGGATGTTACAGTGCCTTCAACAATGATTCTATTTTCGGAATTGAACACGTCACCATTCTCCACATTAATAGAAGAAAAGGGTGTCAAATATGGATTTAATGCGCTGTAAAGTCCCGAATATTTGTTTTGCCCTTCGATGCCTTCGTTCGACTTGTATCTTCTAAATAGACTGGACATTTCGGCGACATTCTGCATTTCAGGTATGATTTCAACATCACCGACTCTTTCATATCCATGACCTGCATCAACGACATATGTTTTTTTCACATTTTTGGCGACCATCATAACCCAATATAGGTTATTTTTAAAGTCCGATAAATAATTTGCAAGAGGACGATCGTTGGCTGTTTTATGAATAAATCCGGTCACATTTTTATTCTTATCAAAATTAGATGACAATTCGCGTAGCTGAATAAAACGAGAAATCATAATGTGGATTCTGTTTAAAACATTGTTAGTTCGTTTATTACTTGGAATAGAAGAAAGCATCTCTTCTAACAAATCATTGGTTTGGGTTTCAATATTAAACCTGTATTTGTCCTTATCTACTTCGACGTATTGTTCTATATCTATTATATCACCAAACACGATATCATCTGCATTAAAAATAAGACGTTCTACCTTCTTTTTCACGTTTTTAATAGGTATTTTTTCTACTATTTCACCTTCTTCTTGATCCGAATAAAGATTTTCTTCACCTTCTTCTCCTTGTTTTTCTTCTCCGTTTTCTCCATCTTCTCCGTCTTCTCCATCTTCTCCGTCTTCTCCCTCTTCTTTTTGTTTTTCCTCTTGTCTTTTTATTCCTTCTTTAAGCTTTTCTTCAGGTGCAGGTCGGATTTCAAATGCCTCAATAGGCAGATCCTCGGGGATGCCGTGATAATCAAAATTAATGTATATTGTTTCATCATCGACTGTTTTTATTTCAATCATATCCTGCTCTAAATCAGTGATATGACCAGTAATAATGAGAGGCATATCACCGCCAAAATAAATATTAATCCATGTTCCAGTTAGTAAGCCATGTTGTCTTGCGTATCCACGATTCGGATTACTGCTAATTATTTTAATTTCAGTTATACTACCGTCACCGATGACGCCATTTTTATTAATTCGTAACTGTGTTTTTTCAAAGGTTTCGGCGTTGATTAGTTTTATCTTTTCCTTATCGATATATTCGATGAGAAATGTGCCATTATTAAGAATTTCATTTGTAGGTGATTTGATCACAATAACATCGCCTAATCTAAGCGTAAATTTAATTGTTTTTACTTCTGCTTTTTCATCTATTTCGCCTTCTTCAAGATCTACATCTACATCTTCTACAGATAAAGCCGAAACTGGATTTAATTTCATTTCTTCGCTAACATCTTTTATTTCTGACATTATCTTATATTTATAATAGAAATTTTTTATCTATATTTGTTACTTAATAAATACTTAATAAATACTTAATATTACCAAATGATATAAAATATAATAAATCAGTTTAAAGACATTTTACCATTTACTTATAAAGAAATGACACTGACATCTTACATTTTAAATAATATTCCCGGATTTGATAAGGTCTTTTTGTCAAACGATACTTCAAACAATTATTATACAGTAACTGAATATTCTACTAAATCAAATGATAAATACAAAATTGTTAGATATAACAAGGATATTCTAGCTGTAGATCTAATTTCAACATATGGTCTTCTCAGATCTGTAATTATTAACCCAAAAAACATAGTTGTTAGTTTTGCACCTCCAAAATCTCTTCCTGCGGATCATTTTATTAAAAAATATGAATCAAAGACAGACTATATTATTGCGCAAGAGTTTGTCGAGGGAACCATGATCAATGTCTTTTATGACTCTTGTTGGAAGATTGCCACTAGAAACACGGTAGACGCCGAAGTGTCTTTCTATAAGAAAGAAAATAGCAAAACATTTAAAACCATGTTTGAAGAGGCGTCTCAAGAGAATGGTCTTATTCTAGATTCACTAAATCGTCAGTTTTGCTACAGTTTTGTCCTGCAGCATCCTGATAACAGAATTGTTGTGCCTTTTTCTAAACCACAGCTCTACTTGGTGGATGCATATGAAATTCTCAGTGATCAAATAGTTATTCCGCAGAATATTTCAGCGGTAAGAACAAATGGACAGTGGTCACATACAACGGTTCGTTTTCCCGAAGTATACGAATTCACTACATATTCAGAGCTTATTGAGAAGTTTGCATCGGCAAATACACCTTATAATATTATGGGGATTGTGATTAAAAATATAAAAACACATGAACGCACCAAAATAAGGAATCCAATTTACGAAGAAGTGCGACATCTAAAGGGCAATCAATCGAAGCTGCAATATCAATATTTGACCTTGAGAGCATCAGGCAAGCTGCCTGAGTTTTTAAAGTATTACCCGGAGACCAAGAAGGATTTTTCAGAGTGCAGAGACAAAGTTCATATTTTTACTAACACATTGCATCAAAATTATCTGGCATGTTATGTCAGAAAAGAGAAACCCTTAAAGGAGTTCGGACCTCAATATAGGACGCATATGTTTAACATACATCAGCAGTTTATCAATGAATTAAGACCGAAGAATCTTTTTGTAACTAACACGGTTGTGCAAAAATATGTAAATAGTTTGCATCCATCGCTGCTAATGCATAGCTTAAATTATCATATGAGGAAGCAAAATGTGGATACGATCAAGGCTTAATAAATCTATAAAAAAGAACTTAAAGAAAAATAAATAATATAATAACATAATGAATATATTTTATTATATATACACAATCTGCAAAGACTTTTTCGAAGGTTTATATCCGCAATCAAGATCAGATTTTTATGAATCAAAGAGCAATTACAATTATAATTGCAATTATAATGATACAGATTATTTAATTGGAAAAACCAGCGAATAAAAAATGTATAAAATAATGTATAAAAAATGTATAAAATAAAAATAATATTAATATTAATTTACTAATTATTTTTATTTATTTAGGCGTTTTATTTAAAAACTTTTAATATTTTACATTAGGGCAAAATTTACAAGCCTTTAGGCAAATTTACTTTCGGCGACGACCACTAAAGCATTCGATAACACTCTCGATTTTTCTGACTGCATCCACAATCACAGTAGTTAACAATTCTTTAACAGCCGACTTGCCCGATGTTGGCTCGGAAAAGGCAATTCTTAACAAACTATCGGTATCATGCGGATGCATCTTTTTGAACCCGGTATAGGACAGCGTTTTATGCTCTTTGTAAAATGTTTCGTAAAGCTCGTTATTTAGAATAGTCCCTACAGTATAATCTTCATTCACAAGCGTAATATCATAACTATTTTCTAATGTATTATTTGCCGGCTCGATTGGCAACTCGTCTTTATCCAATAATTGCTTTTGTATGTCTATTTTTAGGATCAATATTTCACATGCTTTGATCATAATATCTTTGTTATCATAGATGCCAATTGTCTGAATAATGAAATCAAAACTCTGCTTCTTCACATAGCGCAGTCCCTCAAGCAAATTCCAGTTCTTTGACTCAAAATCGATCTCTGCCGGCGTTTTGCCTTCCTCGGACCATTTATTTTGTCTTAAAGAGAGCTGCTTAACCATTTCTTCTCGGTCAGGTGTGAAACCATAGGAACAAGTTCCAACTATATTAAACATGCTATCGTCTCTAGCAGTGGAAACACTAAATGCACATGTTAGCTTAATTCGCTCGCCGGGTAGTTCATCTGATATCTTGGGTCTTAGCCGTAAAAAGTCAATATAGTATTCGCCTTTGCCTGTTGGTGGAATATAGGGAGGAAATATTTCGCGCAAAGTATTATCATCTAAATAAGAACTGGTAGTCAAATTTTTTATTTTGAAATCTTTTGTCGTGACCATAATGACAGTGTCTGTTTTATTTTCGACATCTAATTCGAGCATATAATTTTTAAAATCAATCTCCAAATCCTTGATGCAAACGGGAACGCAACTAAGACGCTGCTTAATAATCTCATTGTTTAGCCGAGAAGTATTGATTAAAATATTTGATTTATTTTCTTCATGTGGCGTCGTTTTAAAAACAACTATAGGAATTTCTGATAAGATAACACGTCTTATTCCATTTGCATAACACGCATCTACTCCGGTAAGAGTAAAGGTCATTGTGTCGACTGATTCTTTTAATTCTTCAATTTTAGCACTCATTGTATATCTTATATATTATTGTATATTTAATATTGTATTTAATAATATGTTAAAATAAATTCAATTTTTTCCACCTTTTTAAAGGTTTTGCGAAGCTAAAGCCAAACATTTTAGCAATAATATTTATGTCTTTAAATTTAGCTATACGTTTTAGAAAACATTTTTAAAAAGTGGAATAATTTAATGAGTAGTATTTTATATTACAGTAATTTTTGCGAACCGTCCAAAAAGTTATTACAATCTGTTTCAAAAACAGGCGTAGCTAAAGATATTCATTTTATTTGCATCGACAAGAGAATTAAGGATAATAATGGCAAGATTTTTATTGTTCTTCAGAATGAACAAAAAATTATTATGCCCGAGAATGTTACCAGGGTTCCTGCTCTTCTTTTATTGAATCAAAATTATAAAGTAATTTACGGCGATCAAATTTACCAGCATTTAAAACCCGCGCAACAGGTTCAGGTTAAGCAAGCCACCAAAAATAATATGGAGCCATCTTCTTTTCTAGATGGATTTAGTTTTGGTGCATTTGGCTCAGGTATTGTGTCCGATTGTTACAGTTTTTTAGATCAATCTGATTCAGAACTCAGTGTTAAGGGGGATGGAGGATTAAGGCAAATGCATAGTTATGTTTCGTTGAATGATTCAGGTAATTTATCGATGCATTTGCCACAAGATGATCATGATTACAAATCGGACAAATTAAAGGATAGTGAGATGAGCATTGAAGCGCTGCAGCGAAAACGAGAAGCGGAACTGACTAACTATAAATAACGAGGATTGTCTTTAAATACTTTTACATAGAAATCTTAATTTAAAACAATTTAAATACATTACAGCATATTAATATATTTAAATGAACACATCAAAATTTACTCGGCCATCGGAAACAACCCGATTCACCATTTACAGCAAAAGTGGATGCTCTAATTGCAAGAAAGTAAAAGAATTACTAGAAACAAAAAATATATCATTTACATTAATTGATTGTGATGAATATCTGATTGAATTTAAACCCGAATTTTTGCAGTTCATACAAGAATTGACTAGCCAAGAATGGAAAACATTTCCTATTGTATTTAATCAAAATAGTCAATTTATTGGTGGATTTATCGATACCAAATTATATTTAGAAAAACAATTGGAATCGCTTTTAGAACAATGTCTAGAAGAAGATCTAGATTTTACTGATGTGTCTTTTTAAAGATTGTAAAGATTGTAAAGATTGCAAAAAATATTATATAAAGAAAAATATTTAAAGAAAAATATTTAATTAAATTATAAAAATGACAACACCAAACACAAATTTACTAACCATTTTCAATGACCATTTCGTTGAATTTCTTACCGATATTCACAATGTTTTCCCTGATGATACGGATATTTTAACTGCAAAAAATTCACTAATTGCGATAAGAAAGGCGAATCCAAAACTAATTGTCCGGATCTGGCTTAAATATGTAGCCAATCCATATCAAGAGAGAATTTTAGCTGGCGATGTGAATTTTTTCATCGAAAAGGATTACGCTAAGGATTTAACAAGAAGCGGAAATGCAGAACAAATTATGGAATGTATTGATCGATTGCGAAATCCAGTGAAGCAAATGTCAACCGATAATCAAGCAAAAACAATGAAATATATTCAGAATTTATGTAAGTTGGCCAATATGGTGCCCAATATTGAATAAATCTTTTACCTTTTACCCTTTTATTTGTTTTTATTATTTAGTTTTATTTGTTATAATATATTTAATATTCAAAAACTTATTAAATATATATTTGTTAGTTTGATTTAAATATATTTCTTTTATAGAATCTATATAATGTCTGATGTTAAATCTGATCCTATTAAATCTGTCGAAGATATAAAAGTCCCTGATGAGTTTTACAAGATTGTGAATGACTTTGTCATTGATATACTAACAACTTTTCCCGAATATGCAGGAATTGTTTCGAGATGGTGGAGTAATGGAAAGGTTGGATATTCTGATAAAAAGGATGCCGAATGTTTAGCCGTCTTTAGGCACTGTGTCAAGGTATTTCCCGAACGATTTTTCGATATTTTATACAAGAATAAAGACATATTCAAGGAATACTCTGAGGAAAATACGGAATTTCTGCCAGGCATTGTATTCAAACTAATTTGGTCTGATAATATTAGCGACACAACTCGTGACACCATTTGGAAGTATTTGCAACTAATTTTGTTCTCCGTGATTGGATCTGTTCATACTAGTTCTGAATTAGGCGACACTGCAAAGCTATTTGAAGCGATCAATGAAGACGAGCTAAAGAGCAAACTACAGGAAACATTTGAGAATATGCAAAACTTATTTACCGGATCAGGCGAAGATGGAACTACAAATGATTCTAATCCTAATCCTAATCCCGAACAATCAAATGAAGGATCTAGTGATCCTAATATAAATATGGGAAATATGCCAAGTCCAGAGCAAATTCACGAACACATTAATAGCATGATGGGTGGCAAGCTAGGCAAGTTAGCGATGGAGCTAGCAGAAGAGACGGCGACTGATTTGGATCTAGACCTGAATGAAACAAAGGATGCGAAGGATGTATTTCAAAAGCTTTTCAAGAATCCAGGTAAAATGATGGGCATGGTGAAAAATATTGGTAACAAAATCGACGAAAAAATTAAGTCAGGCGAGATAAAAGAGAGTGAGTTAATGAGCGAAGGAATGGATCTTTTAAATAAGATGCAAACGATGCCTGGAATGGGAGATATGCAGAAAATGTTTAGCCAAATGGGCATTCCGGGACTAGGAAAGGGGGCAAAAATGAATATGGGTGCGATGGAGGCACATTTAAATAAGAATATGAAGGCAGCTAAAATGAAAGAGCGTATGCAAGCGAAAGCCGAAGCAAATAAGGCACAAAAAGCACCAGCAAAAGAACAATCGACTAGTGCTAACGCTTTTCCAACGATTTCCGAGGAAGACATTATCAAAATATTTAGCACAGGTGAAAAGGTAGAAAAGACACCAAGAGGGTCGAAACCTGATACAAAAAACGAGGTGCCATTTACGGAACCTAAGCCTGTATCTAAAAAAGGCAAGAAGAAGAAATAAACAAAATAAACAAAATAAAACGTTAGTTTAATCAATATATAAATCTAAAAATTTAAAGATTTATATATATATAATGACAACTCCATTTTGGTCCAATGATCCAGCCATCATATTCAATAAAGATAGTATATTGCAGTTATGGCCTACTTCTAACCTAACATTTGAAGCTAAATTGAATGCCATTAGCCGCATTGTTATTCTATTGTCTCTTTTAGGCTTCTTATTTACCCGAAAAACACATTTTTTAATTATTGGCGCAATCACTTTGGCTATTATTGTCTCTCTTTACAAATTTAGAAAAGAAAAGATTGTGAAGTCGTTGACACAACAAGATGTAGAAGGCTTCCAGGTAAATAATCCAAAAGGATTACCTATGGATCCTACTGCTACGACAACTAACCCAGTTACTTTAGAAAGACTTTTACGCAGCGATTTTCATCCAACAACCAAGAAGAATCCTTTCGGCAATGTGCTTTTGACCGACATCATGGATCAACCTAACAGAAAAGCTGCAGCACCTAGTTTCAATCCGGATGTTTATGATGACATTAATGCTTCCGTTAAAAAACAAACTCAGATGCTAAATCCTGGCATAATTAATACAAATAAGCAACTATATGGAGACCTAAAAGATAATTACGATCATGAAAAATCTATGATGAGATTCTATTCTTGCGCCAACACACGCGTAACATCGGATCAAGGTGCTTATGCTGATTATTTGTATGGCAGCATGTACTCTTCAAAAGAATCTACACCAGAAGGCGCCATGATGCGCCAAAAAAATTCGTACCGATATATTTTAATTTAAAAATGAGAACATTATTAGTAACATTTTGTTTTTATTCCTTTTTATTATAAACCCATATTTCGTATTTATAGCCTTGTTCTTTAGCTGCCTGCTGTTTTAAAAACACATTTGAAGTTGTTATGTTTATAGTCCATTCAGATTTAACTTCAATACATAAATTTTGAGAAGGTATAAATATATCAACATAATGTTTATGTTTTTTACCATTTATATCATTATACCAAATATTAGGAACATCTGTTCTACTAGTTAATATTAATTCTTCATTAATATTTTCATTTTGAATTAAATCATCTAGGGCATAATTTTCATATCCTTGACATTTAATTATGTTTCCAGATGGAAACATATATTCTTTAACATAAAATCCGTTTAAGGCTCTTTCGGCAATCATAGCATTCTGTATAGGATTTTTTACTCCATATCTTTGTAAAGAAGTTTCTACGCTTTTTTGTTTAATAAGTTCATTTTGTAATGTATGCTCAACACCCCAATTTTTAAAAGATGTTTCCTTTATTTTATTTTTTATTTCTTTATTCTGTGATGGATATTCAACGCCCCAATTTTTTAAACAGGTTTTCTTTGACTTTTGTTGTGTTAATAAATTTTGCATAGGATAATTACAATTATTATTTATTTTACATGTATTTATCATTTTATTTTTTACTATTTCCGATTTAGTTGGATGTTCTACTCCCCAATTTTTTAGCGATGTTTCTTTAATTTTATTTTGAATATCTTTATTTTGTGATGGATTTTTAACCCCCCAATTTTGAAATAATGTTTCTTTTGCTTTATTCTTAATGATATCATTCTGCAATGCGTGTTCAACACCATATTGTTCCAAACAAGTTTTCTTTCTTTTTAAAAGTGCACTATTATAAGTGCATGATGTACAAAAATAACTCATATTTTGTTTTAATTCTCTAAAAACTTTTTTGAATACCTTATCACATTCTTCGGTCGTGCATTTGCCTTCAATAGATGTTTCCCTTCTAACAAGATCATTCGAATAATCTCTACAAAGTTCGACACCATTTTCCAAGCAGAATTGTTTCAAGCTTTCATTACAATATTTAAGTGGTTTCATTTTATATATATTATAATATATATATCTTTAAGTCGTTTTATAATATAATAAAATTGAATTTATATTAGCCTTAAGAATATCTATATTATAATACATTTAAAGACAACTCGCTATATTAATATACTAATTAAAACATGGAATCAAAACCAAAATTTTACTGCGAAAAATGCGACTATACATGTGCATACCCAGCACATTGGACACAACATATCGAAAGCGCAAAGCATCTAAATGAAGGCAAACGGAAGACAAGATGTGATAAAATTTTAGATCCACAATGTAGTCTGTGTGTATTTAAAACAAATAATTTATGTGGTATGAAGACACATCAACTAACAAAACATGCAACTATTGAAGATAGAAGTAAAGAATTTAAATTTTATTGTGATAAGTGTGATTTTGGAACTTTTGCGGAAATATTGTTTACCAGACATTTAGAAACAAAAAAACATAATAACTGACCTTTAGAAACAATTTTACCTCCACCTTTATGAAACAATTTTACCTCCACCTTTATGAAAATGTTTTACCTCCACCTTTATGAAAATGTTTTGCCTCCACCTTTACTTTGGATAGGGCAAAGCCCTATCTGTAGAAAAAGGTTTTACGAAGTTATGAAATTTTATATTCTAATAATATATAAAATGGCTTTTGTTTCAGATTATACATTTAACAATATTTCAAGACTAGGCGATGACAGTTGTAGCCAAGATATCAACTCTATTGAGAATGCCCAAGCATGCAGCTACTTGCTACAGAACTATTTCACACAAGACTGCACCATGTCGAAGGCATTGAAGCTCGCAGTTACACAGCCATGTGTCAACTATTCAGGCACAATGGGAACCGATATTTGTGGATCCAACGTTGACGACAGTTCTCGTCTTCTAATTGGCACAATTCAAACGCACCCCCGATGCCGAATTGACTTATTTCATCGCCCCTTTGCCACTGTGCCCTTTTTAGGAAGAGGTTCTGTTGATCCTATATTGGAATCACAAATTCAACAAGGTGAAGCAATCACTAACAAGCGCACCATAACTGGTCTAACAGAAAAGAGCTATTTGAAGTTCCATACGACGCCTTTGATTCCGGAGGTTAAGGATACTATTCAAAATCCTACCAATTTGATTGAAGGTATGGCATCGGAGGGTTGGATCAGAGGCGGTGTGCCATCACGAGAGCTAACAAGAGATAGAGATTTTTATCATGCGCATACAGCAGGACAGTATGCGTAATCTTATCAAAAAGCGTTATATACTTCGTTATATACTTCGTTATATACTTCGTTATATACTTCGTTATAAAAATGATAATTATATTAATTTAAAGACTATTCATTAATTAATATAAAATGTATAAAACCGATTTTGTTGTTAGATACCACGATATTGAAAACGAATTAATTATTAATTTACATCGTAAATTCATGAAGAAACAAGAAGAAGAAGAGCAAGAAGAAAAGGCTGCTGCTGCAAGGGCAGCCGCTGCAAAAGTAGCAGCCGCGGTAGCAGTTCTAGCAAATTTAGAAAAGGAAAAAGAAAAGGAACAAGTAGTTCCTGTAAAAAAGAAAGGGGGGAAAAAGAAGACAGCACAAGAAGAGCCTGCTGTCGTAGAAGAACCTAAGAAAAGAGGGAGAAAGAAGGCAGTAAAGGTAGAAGAGCCGGTAAAGATAGAACCTGTAGTAATAGAACCTGTAGTAGTAATAGAACCTGTAGTAGTAGAACCTGTAGTAGTAATAGAACCTGTGGTAATAGACGATGATGATGACGACAACTGCGAAGACCTAGAATACACGATGGATGACGTGCATCTTATATGTGAAAAATTATTTCGTGATGAACTTTTATCTGTCTTTGGTGTTGATACAATTAATGATCCAAATATGGACGCAGGAATTAAACGAGTCATCGAGAAGATGATTGAAAATAAGAATTTTAAACAACTTTTAGAAGACATTAAACAGGAATTAATTGATTTTAGCAAACCTTCAGGAACCACAGAAGAACTAGAAAAAATCCGACGTAATTTGGAATATCTAATTTTTATCACATTATTTAGCCAACAAGTTTTTTATATAACACACCGATGCATTTGTCAATTATTTACTGTGGACGATGTTGATCCGAATCTCTTAGATCGATTAAAAGAAAAAACTATTGGTCTATTTAAAAAGAATTAAATATATATAAATATAAATGGCTGCTACACGCAATAAAAATACACCCGGTAATTATTGTTTAGATCAAAAACAATATACGGATTCTTCCGCATGGACTTTATATGCCAATGGTGCAAATGGTTTAGCATATGATACCCGATTAGCAGGCAATGGTTTAAATCCGGGACAGTTACCTTGGAATACATTGTCTTACAATCCGGCCGACATCGAGTCATTTTTGTTTGGAATTAATGCCACAAATTTAGTTAATCCTGCACCTTGTTTAACACCAGAATTGAAATGCTTAAAAACAGCCAATGTTTTTAAAATGCCTGATGTCATTATGCCGGTTCCATTAGTTGTCCCTAAGGGACAAAGACCATTTCCATTGCCTTAGATTTAGCTTCAAATATAAGACACTTATATTAAATAATAAATAGATATTAAATAATAGATACAAAATGTTGAAAATAAATTAACATATTTTATATAATTAATTTTAAAATATATTAAATACAACACAAATAAATAATTATAACCAATAGCAATGTTTAGTAACTCTCGTATAGTTATTGATTTAGGCGATGATAATAATCAAGATACAAATAATAAGATAACCTATTCTGAACCCATAAAAGAAGAAAAGGAATCAACATTATCTTATAGACCAAAGAATATAAAGGGTAGTTTAATTATTATTGATAATTTTTACAATAATGCACCTGATGTAAGGAAATATGTTTTGACACAAGAATTCTCTGTAAAGGGAAACTATCCTGGACAACGAACCATCTCCTATGCAACGGAAGATTTGAAAAATATTATACAGAAATATGTAGAGCCATTTGCTGGCAAAATAACAGAATTTCCGATACCTAAGGCAGACAATTCTGATGCTGCAACAATATATAATGGTGCATTTCAATATACAATTTCTCGCGATCGTTCGTGGATCCATACAGATAAGTGGAATAATTGGGCGGGAGTTCTATTTCTTACACCAGATGCACCATTAACTGCAGGAACAGGATTTTATCGTTTTTGTGATGGCAATATAAGTCAAGAGGATACAGATTTTTTAAAAAATCAAAAACAAGTCGATACATTTTCTCAAGATTTTACAAAATGGGAAATGGTTGATCGAGTGGGGAATGTATTTAACAGACTAATATTATTTGATGCACATAACTATCACATGTCGATGGATTATTTTGGAGACAGCAAAGAAAATGGCAGACTATTTCAGGTGTTCTTTTTTTCAACTGAACGATAATACGATAATACGATAATACGATAATACGATAATAATTTTAAAATATTGCAATATTTTAAAATTATTTATTTTAACCAATCTGCGTTTTTATAGCTCTCTTGTTGTGGTGAATTTTTTATTTATGCCAATATAATTAATTTTATTATAATCAATGTTTATAAAAAATAGAGTTTTTATTTATCATAAAAATATCACAGTGAGTATTACAAACTACATAGTTTTTTCCTTCTAAATATTGTATGATTGGAATGCTAACATCATAAAAATTATTTTCAAATTCAATAACATCTATAAATACTTTATCAAAATTAATAGATTTAATTACTTCAAACTCGGCACCTTCAACATCAATAGAAAGATAATTTATATGCGATATTTTATTTTCATCAAAAATAGTTTCTAATTTTTTTGTGGTTACTTTAATGACTTCTGTTGTTGAACCCATTTGTTTATTTTCATTTTGTAATCTTTGAAAATGTCTTGGATCAAAATTATTAAATATTCCTGAAATCATTTCTGTATAACCTTTGTTGCATAAAAAATCAGTTTCCCCATCATTATTACAAACAGCATAGTTTAAATTTATATTATTTGGTCTATTTTTTACTAATTTATCAAATACAGTTTTAATTGGTTCAATATTTATCCCTGTCCAATTATGTTTTTTTTCAAAATATAGTGTATTATTTATCGTTACTCCATCGTGAGCACCTACATCTACATAAAACCCATTTTTATAACCTTTAAAAATATAAGATTCTACATATTCATCTTGACCACTTTGTGAATTAAATAATAATTCATTGTTTATATGTAATTTTACTTTATTATTACCAACAATATTATTTACAAGATCAGAAAAAAATGTTTGGTCAAAATCATTAAAAATATTTAACCAGTAATTTGAAAAAATAGATTCCTTAAAATAGCTTTCATACAATTCTTGATTATTATCAACCTTTTTAATATATTCAACCAGTTCATCAAAATTTGCAAAATCATTTGCATTAATAAATGTTTTAGGGTTAAAATCATTTACTACTTCATTCGAACCCCAATAAATAGGAATACATCTTGATTTATATATATCACAAATTTTTTCAGTAACATATCCTGGATACATAGTATTCTCAAATGCTAATGCGAATTTATAATTATTATTATGTTCTATTTTGCCAGAACAATTAGTTCCTCTAGGAACTATATAACCAATATTATTTAAAAATGTTCCACCGCAATCAACTTGTTTATAATTAGATAATTTATTTACAATTTCACTTCTTTCTTTATTTTTACTATCTATTTGACAAATAATAGAACAGAATTTTGTCTTATTTGGTATTTTAAATACACCCATTTTTTTTTGGTAATTGTCGTCAAAAAGAATGTTATCTAAATAACATAACCATATAGGAACTCGACAATTTTTATCGCTATTTTTATCAAATGTGATATTATAATCAGCATCTTCTCTTTGAGGTTGTGATTCGCCGGAATAAAATATTTTTCTCTTGGCTAATAGATTTGCATGATTATCACCAAAAATGCTATAAAATAGTATATCAGGATTTTCTTCAGGTTTTATAACACGTATATTATAATATTTTGACAACATATTTTTTAAATAATTATTCTCAGGATCAAATGATCCACCGCAATATTCAAAATTCCACCAATCTGTAAATGCAATAGAATAACTCGGAATGCTATCAAAATTAAATTGTTCATAATCTGTCTGAATGTCGGTATCTAGATTATTATGCGCTTGATATGATGTGGTATAAACCAAGTATTTATTTATTTGATACATATCTAAACAATTCATATATATACTTGTGTGGTCAATTGCCATTTTTATGCCATTTGCTTGTATGTTTTTTACTAATTTATAGCAAGCCGATTTACTTATAATATATCCATACGCGCCATACCAACCAGCATTTATTATTTTATTAAATTTTATATTATCAGCATGAATATCAGTGTATTCATCATGTATATGTCCTCCTCCAATCAAAGCATACTCTATATTATTTTTACTAATAATGTCAATGCTTTTTTGTAAAACACTATTAAAATTGTTTACAAAAGATACATCATCTTCTAAAACTACATAATAATTACTGTCATCATCATTTACTAATTTATGCCATAGTTTATAATGACTTAACGCACAACCTATTTCACCTTTTCGATAATTAATATAATTATTTTCAAATAAAATTTTAATAAACATATTTGGTTCTGTATTTTTCCCATCTATCGCATCAAAAAATTCATAATTTGTCACCCCTCCTTGATTCATCTTGTGTATCATTTTTTCATTTCTATCCGGACGTCTAGCTAAATTTATTATATTTATTTTATAATTTTTATTACTTGTATCGTTATTTAAAGACAATATTTTAGACCATTCATTTGCGCGATTTTTCCAGGAACAAGTTTCTGCATAAATCTTTCCATTTTCTCGTAGATATCTTTTAGCCTTTGTAGTAAGATTAATTAATGTTTCTATTTCATCACCATCTTTTACACGTATTCCATAATTACCAATGGTCTCTATTAGTCCCGCAAGAGGATAATATAAACAAATAACTTCAGACATGAGCATTTCTAATGCAGTGATACAAGAAGTCTCCGACCAAGAAGTTGGATATAACCAATATTCAGCCGTCTGCATCTCAGCATATAAAAGATCAGCATTTAATTTACCTAGATATCTAATGCTATCAAATTTATTTATTTTATTCATTATACTTTCTTCGAAAGTATTAACATAACTAGATATAACTAATTCTGCATCAGGCAATGCATCCAGTATTTGTGGCCATAAATCTAACAATTTATCTAACCCTCTCTCAGGTCTAGATGAATATATAAATTTATTGGATTGTTTTTTTATTTTTTTTGTATTCGTTGTAGTTGTAACTTTAGAAAAGGTCTCGAGATCAACGCCATTATTTATTATTGTTATTTTATTTGTTAGTTCAGGATAGTTTGCAATAAATTGATCCTTATGCCACTGTGTTAAGCATATACAACCTGTAATAAAGTTATCCCATTTTTTTACTATTTGATGATCTGTTAAATTACAGCCATATGGAAGCAATTGAGTGTCGTGTGCCCAAATATAAGATTGGTAAAAAGAGCATTCTTTAAATTGTTCGTAAAATGAAATATATCTAGAGACAATTACCGTGTGAAATGCCGTTGTATTTATTAAATGTGGGATATCTTGTAACCTAACATAGGTAATATTATCAAAACATTCGTTTTCAACTACTCCAGTAATATAAACTTTATACTCTTTTGGAAAAGATTTGCTAAGATAAGCAACCGCTTTTTCAGATCCACCTAATGCGTTGTTTTTTAAATAAGAATAATTCCAATCCATATCAGATAATCCAGTATAAAATAATATATTTTTACTAGATTCACATTCATCTTTTGAAAATTTAGTTTTTTTTTCAGTGATATTTTCTGAAAAAATATAACCAACGTCTAGACCAAAACGTGTATCGTAAGCTTTTAAATAATCACAAGTATTCAATGGTAATCCTACATCATGTAAAAATTTAATATATAAATTTGTTAAATTAATAAAATCATTCTTTTTATCAGGCTTTAAATGATGCATAAAAAATTGTAAATTATATAATAAGTTCTTAACATACCAAAAATCAAAAATTGGCATTTTTTTTGTAAAAACGATTTCAAACATTCTGATAACACAATCAAAATCTTGCACTTTGTCCGCAATTAATATCATGTAATAAGGAACAAAAAAATTGTATTTATCCATAACTAGAAATAACTTCTTATCTGTATTTGCATTCAAATAATTATTCTCATAATAATTTTTAACATTTAAATAATAGTTATAAGCTATTCGATTTTGATTTTCACAACAATAATGAACTAACAAAGGATACAAACATTCTACTCTTTCAGGATCATAACTAAATGCTTTAACTAGGTAGAAGAATCCATTTTCTTTTTGATTTAATTTTTCATAACATTCGTAAATATATAAACATGTTGTATATTTTTCTTGTTCCCAATTATCTTGACCAAGAGTTATTTTATACCAATTGATTGCTTCTTCCAAAGAACCATAGTCCTTATAACTGTTTGCACAATAAAAGGCATATCTTTGATATAACGGGTCTTTTTTCAAAAGCGCTTCTGCGTGAGCAGCTTCCAAAATTTTTGCATCTTTTAAATACTTTTCGGGATCTTGACTTCGATTACCGCTGCGTCCAGAAACAACAAAATAATCTCCTTCAATTACCGCGCTCGTTGCATTTGGTTCTAGACAACAAATAAATTCGTGAATTACAGATTGATACATAAAGCGTTTATTATTATTTATTAACAAAACTCGTGTATATGATGTCCCTGCCGGAGATCCAAATTTTAAATGATATTCGTCGTATATTGTATCATTAACTCCCGGCATCTGAACATCACCGACAATTTCATCATCCGCATCAAATACAAGAAGCAAATCTGTTTTTTGAAATGCGCGTTGCAACGCTAATGTTCGATTATGTGCAAAATTAGTCCATTGATCAATATATAGTTCTCCAGAAATATTTTTTTCTTTAAAAAAATCGTAGATTATTTCTTTTGTATTATCGGTAGATCCTGTATCGCAAATAACCCAATAACTGAAATGAATTTTGCTGCATAATTTTTCTAGTGTTCCGCGTATTATATGCGATTCATTTTTAACAATCATATTTAGACATATGGTTGGATTTACAGGCTTCTCAGTAATAATTAGTTCCATTAACTATTATAATTAATTAAATTTGTTATATTTAACTAATTATATTCTTAATTATATTTCTTAATTATATTTCTTAATTATATTTCTTAATTATATTTCTTAATTATATTTCTTAATTATATTTCTTAATTATATTTCTTAATTGTTGTTAACAGATTCTAACAATTGTAAATAATCATTAAAATCCTTAAAATATTCATAATTATTTATTTTTTCTATAGCATCTTCAGACAAAGTAATCTTTTCATCCTGATTCTTCATTTTAATATGAGCAACTCCTCTATAATTAATATTATAATAATAGGAAAATGTGAGATCATTCTTATAATGCACTAACAAATAGTAAATTAATTTCCAAACATCTCCGGTCCATTCTTCTCCATATTTTAAAATACCGTTCTCGTAGTAATGTCTTATTGGAATTTTAAGCTGTTCATTATAATTCAATGGTATAATATCATCTATAAAAATTGATCCATTATCATTTAATACTCTCATACTATTATTAAAATCTTGTAATACATTTTCTGCATGATGCATACCATCGATAAATATTACATCAAATTTTTGTGATGGAGTTTTAAGGAAATAATCATCTGATGTGCATTTAACAATGCTATCATTGTCGCATTTCGGATCTGGATCCACCCCTACTTTATTTTCCTTGTTAAAATGAACATTGTTATAGGTGTAGCCATTTTCTACACCAATTTCCAAGTAACGATTATCACTACTTGTCAAAGTATTAATAACTTGGTGTCTATTATTGAACGATTCGGCATTATATTTTGGTCTATGAATGTTTATATCTAATATTTCATATTTTTCAGTCGATAAATACAACAGCTTAAAATAATTTGTTAGTTCTTCATTCGTATGATCTATTAATGTATAACACTTAATTTTATCTAATTTTAAAAAATCTAATCTAGACCAAAGATATTCATTTGTGCATTTATTTTCTAACAAAATAAAATCATAACTAGAATCCTTTTCATACAGTTCTTTAATACGATCTAAATGGTAAATTAAGCTATCATAACCAATAATACATATTTGACAAGTTGCATCAGGATTAACTAACAAGTTGCAATATTTGTTAGTATAAGTTGTCTGATCTCTTAACCAAATTTTAGAATGATCCTTTACATATTTTTCATCTTCATATGCATCAAGCTCCTTCATTCTTTCATGAATATTAAATGTTTGATAATAAATTGGACTAATATAGTTTGGACCAATACGATTAATCTCTGCATTTCTAATAAGCGAAAAATTATTATCACCTTCATTCATATATTGAAGGTATCCCAATTTATGGATTTTTGCCATTTTATACTTTGTTGATACAGAAGTTCTTAACAAAATCTCATAGTCATCGCATATATGCAAATGCTCACAGTAGTTGCCTAATTCCGACAAAAATTCACGGCGCCATATTCGCGGATGATTAGGACAGCAAACTAAATGACTCAATGTAATATTATTTATGTTAGGTGTGATATATACTAACCGCCATTTATCCTTATATTTCATCGAATAATATCCTCCATATCCTTTGCAAATAAAGTCACCATACCATTGGTTTTCACCTGATTCATAGAGACAGACACAATCCATATAAATAAATCCAACCTCTGGTTTTTCATCAAATAAATTTGCTGCATCCTGCAAAACATCCGGCAAAATTTCATCGTCATGATCCATCTCCAAAACATATTTGCCTCTACATAATCCGACTGTTTCATTTTTCACGTTACCAATGCTACCATTATTTTGCGAATGTCTATAAAATCGAATTCGATTATCATGCGACATTTTTTGTCTTAGAAATTGAAAATGCTTGTCGTCAGGTGAGTCATCCATAATGATCCATTCCCAGTCTTTAAGTGTTTGCATTTTTAGACTTTCATATACACGCATGATCTTGTGAAACGAATTGAATGAGGGGGTAAAAAGTGAAAAAGTGGGTCTCAAGAATTCCCTTGGTAAAGAACAATTGGCGACAAACTTGACATTAACATATTTATTAAATGTTTCGACATCTGATAACTCGGTTAAATGTAATCGTTTTACAAACATTTTTTCAGAAATAATCTGTAACAATTCTTCGTTATATTCTGTATCTAATGGTCCGAATGTAATTAATAAATGATAGTTTGCATTATGTAGTTTTTCAACCTTTTTAAAATTGTTAGTTATATATACACTACAGTCGAGTTTATTCGCATTGACTTCGAAAAACTTGTCTACTTGGCTATATTTATCATAGCGAAAAAAAACAATAAATGGAAATTTCATTGGTTATATTTTATTTTTTAAATAGTATTTAAATGATTATATTCAAATAATATTTAATTTATATTACAAATTTATTGAATTAAATTTTATATATTATATATTTACGTATTTAATTAAATTTAATTAAAACTCAGGTGTATGCTTCTTGAATATGCATCCTTGTGGTAGTAAACCCTTGACTTCAGATGTTACATTTGATGGATTCTGATTATCGCAATTTGACATCCAAATTTTAATAATACAGAAATTCTTTTTTGGGGAAATGGTTATTCCTGTTACGCAACTAACAAATGAAGAAGTGCTACTAATTGTTTCACCGACAAGCACATAATTTAATTCTCTCCAAACTTCACAGACATTTTTATTCGAAACCTTATATGAAAAGCTACCTCCATTTCTATTTTTTGGATCTTCCCACATGGGAGCAATTCCGTCCTTCATAACAAATAACATGCAGGCCTTAATTAATGGATCAGGTGTTGTCTCGGTCATCGCAATTGCATCTTCGAGTGTTTTTATATTAGAAATTAATCTGTAACTTTTAACAGACCAATCGCTATCTTGCGGTAAATGCGCCCACAAATTCCATTTGTTTTTCAATGGATGGGTTGCATTGTTACTACTGGTATTACTTTTAGTATTCATTGTTATTGCTAATTGAGGAGTAACCATTATAGATATAATAGTTCAATTTTTTTAAATTATTTTATTAATATAATTAAAAAGAATTTAAAAATGCATTTAAATATTATTCAGATTTATCTTCTATAATTTTTACTGATTCATTTATAAGATCTAGATTTTCGACAACATCGTCATCGTCATCGTCATCATCTGTGACATTATTTACAATACGATAACCGTCTTTCTCTATAATTATTGATTGTTTATCATCTAAAGAAATCATTTTCACTTCATGATCCATCAATTCTAATTGATATGTTAATATTTCTGGCTCGAAATAAGAAAATTTTAAATTTAAAATGGTATTAATATAATATTGCACAAAATGTTTATCAATTACATTTCCTACTAAATAATAATTAAATTCATCAGTTTTTAAATTTATATTATATCGCATATCATTGTAGTTTAAATATAATGCTATAAATGTTATATTTGATATATCAAATATAAGGTCTTCGATATTTTTATCGATAATTAGTTTATTTGTTAGAGCTGAATTGCTATTAATACCACTTGCAGACGCAACAAATACATTATTATTACCCGCTGTCTTTAAGTCATCTTCAAGAATAATAGTTAATTTGTTAGTATCTGTATTAAATTGTTCGATCTTGATTTGATTTATTATTTCATCGCTTTTAAAATATGGTAATAAATAATTGTATGCTTGTGTGCACTTAATCTGACATGCGCTGTAAAAATAAATCATATTATATATGCTTTTAATACCAATATTTTTTAATTTATTTTGTGTAAAATTTATTTTTAATAATGAAAATGCAAATAATGTCAATATAGCTAAATATATTTGAAACATTCTTCAATACATTAATTATACAATAATTTTTAAATATTTAATTTTATATTAAATATTAAATATAAAATTAAATATTTAATTATATTTGTTATATTTATTTGTTTTACGAATATTGCGGATCGGATGATCCCGACGGAGCAAAAGTGTAACTGTCGGTTTCTTCTGATGGAGTATCTGAATAAGATGTATCTACATAGGCATGCTTTACTGTAGTTGTGGTATTTTTTACAGGTCGAGTATATGTTGTAGATGAATAAATTAAATTACCTGTTTTTTGTTCAGGTTCACATTCATCGCATTTAAAATTTAATGTTCCTGTTGCCGCATCTAGCCCAAAAACATATAAAAGTATTGCAACTATTACAGACATAAAAATAAATGGAATAAATACAATTATCCACGATACAATAGTCATACCTGATTGACATAATGAATTGAGTAAAAAGGTTATGATAATCATGACAATAAATTTAAAAAAGGCTGTATTATATAATCCTTTAAATGTATCTATAACTACTTGAGTTAATGAAAAGGCAATATAAATTAATGCAGGTGGGCATAAATTAAACATGATTCTTACTTATATTATATTACGAAAAAATTGGTTCACCGTCTTTGATTATTCCTACCTTTTTTCCTACTTCTCCATCTTTATCAACTTCGTATAAAATTCCATTTTCTTCATCAGTTGCAAAGTAGGTTATGTCATCGATTTCGATTTCAAAGACTTCTTCTTCAGCTTCATCGTCTTCTATAGTTTGCACTTTTTCTTTTTCAACAGCTTCTTGATCTTCTAATTCATCTTCAGTAACAACTTCCTCTTCAGTTAAAACATTTTCATCTGATTCATCTTCTTCCTCCTGAAGAGCTACTTCATCTTCGGCTTGCACCTCATCTTCAGCTTGCTCCTCATCTTCGGTTTGCACCTCATCTTCAGCTTGCACCTCATCTTCGGCTTGCACCTCATCTTCTTCCACTTCCACTTCATTATCAGGTTGCACTTCATCTTCGGGTTGCACTTCATTATCAGATTCTAATTCCGAATCTTCCTCTTCTACATCATCATCTAAATCTATAATAATATTGTTATCATTATTTTCTGGCTCAGTTTCTTCGATGTTTAATGTAATATTTTCTTTATCTAAGCTTTGCGAATCTAAGATTTGATCCAACTCTTGATCTAAGCTTTGCGAATCTAAGCTTTGCGAATCTAAGCTTTGATCCAACTCTTGATCAAAGCTTTGCGACTCAACATATATTTGAGATATTTCATTTGTTATATTGTTAATGCAAACTTCTGGCTCTGGACGCTTTTGACAAAATCCAGGAAAAGATGACAACTTTGTTTGATTTTTGTCAAAGACCGTTTCATTTTTGTCAAAGACTGTTTCCTTACTTTCCAATAAAGTAAATAGATCATTTAACCTATTTTCTATTAACTGCAGCTTTGAATTATTTTTATTTAAATGTTCCAAAATAGTTGGAATCAAATCATTGCACTGACAATTATTCGAAGATTTATTAATTTTGAGTTCATCTTCATAAGCGATTATAACTTTCTGAACAATTGGCAATGATAAAACATCTTTCGGATTAGATTCGGATTCAGATTTTTTATTCATTTGATGAATCATGTTATTCAATTGTTCAAGTGTAGCCATTTGCATTAATTTATCTAGGTTGGATGACATTTCTATGTATAATATATTATATTACGATTCGTTTAATATGATTTAAAAAATATTTAAGGTAAATATATATGAATAAGCTCAATGAAAGAGATGAAAGAGATAACAAGCTCAATGAAAGAGATGAAAGCGACAACAAGCTCAATGAAAGAGATGAAAAATATATAAAACATATAATGTCACAAACAAATTACAGTGATTCAGAAGCAAGAGCTAAATTGCAAGAGTTTAATGGCGATTTTATGCAAGTTTTAAAAGATTATATGGGTATTTCTATTAAAAAGGATACTAACAAAGTTATGTCAGTAAATCAAGAAATATATAAACAAATTAGACATAGTTTAGATCAACCAATGAAAAATTATCGAGAGAAAAACCCAATAAACATTGAACAAGTCATTACTAATTTACAAGAGTCAGAAGAAAGAGAGAAAGAAAAGCGATAAAACAGAAATAAAAATAGACGATATATTACATATAATTAATTTATAAGTAATATATATGAAGCATCATATAACTAACAAAAAAAGAAAAACAAGACAACCAATAAACCCAAGTAAAAGACACGAAAAAAAGACACGAAAAAAAGCCCCTATTTTAAAAGATAATTTTTATTATTTTGTAAACAAAGGCTGGTTTTCCAATACATTTATTTCTGAAAGCGACACAGATAAAAGTAATTTTTCTATAATGCAAAAAAAGGTAAATAACGAATTATATAAATGTGTAACCAAGTTTATTCCTAAAGAAAAAACAATAGCCTCATTACAATGTAAACATCTATATACTGCACTAACAAATTGGAACGATCGTTTAGTAGAAAACCAAATATATCTATATATCAAGCAAATAAATGATTTCAGAAAAAACGAGACAAATTTATATCTATTTTTAAAATGGTCGATTTATAACGGGTTCATTACACCGATTGATTTTGGCGTTATTACTGATCTTAAAAAATCAAGAAGGCAAATTGCCACAGTCGGTGAAAACGGATTTACCTTTACTGTGAAAGACATGTATTTCAATAAACATGACGATTATGTCCGAACAAGAGAGTATTACGTGAAATTTATTCAAGCCGTTTTTAGTTTATTTTTCGGAGATAATAATACATATTCAGCAAAAGATGTATTTGATATTGAACTTGAATTAGCTACTAAAATGTATACGGTTAATGATTATGTGGATCTAAATAAAACATATAATCGTTATTCTAACAAAGAGGCAAAACGTTATTGTAATTTTGATTTAAACCTATTTTTAAAAGAATTCGGCATGACCAATGTGCATCACATAAATTTCATAAATCCGGCATATATAAAACATGCATTTACTCTTATGATAAAAGAGAACTGGACATCTATAAAATGGAACTCCTATTGGGTTTATAAATTGTTAGTTAGTGTCTCTATGTATCATTCTAAATTGCATAGAGTCTTTTTTGATTTTTTCACATACAAATTGAAAGGAATATCTAAAGAGGAACCTCGTAGTGTAGTAGCAACAGTAACTATTGCGAATATAATGAATGCCACTGTAAGCAAAACGTATATAAGGCATTACAAAAATGCGAAGGAAATAGAATTCGCCAAAGACATGGTATCAAGAATAATAAAAGTATTTAAAGAAAGACTAACCAAAAATGCGTGGCTAAGTCAGCCAACCAAAGAATATGCGCTGAATAAAATAGACAAATTAGTATATGCCATCGGATACAAAGATAATTATCCTGAAGACCCTGATTGTCTTTTTTTAGCCGACGATGCAGTTGGAAATAGTATAAAATATTCAAACTGGGTATTTGATCAATCTAAAAGAAATGTTAATAAACCAATACCAAATAATTCATATTGGTTTAAACCCGAAGAAATGAACGTTTTTGACGTTAATGCATTTTACAGCAACACCAAGAACGAATTTATATTACCGAATGCCATATTACAAAAACCATTTATAGATCTATCCAAGAAAATATCATATAATTTCGCATATATTGGCTTCATAATAGCTCATGAAATAATCCACGGTTTTGATTCACATGGCAGCACATTTGATGAAACAGGTATCCTGTCTACAGATTGGTGGACAAAAGAAGATTTACAAAATTATAAACTATTGCAAGATGATGTGAAAGATCATTACAAAGCATTAGCTAAAAAAGACGGCATAGAAATAAATGCGGATCTAACGCTGAATGAAAATATTGCCGATATATCGGCAATGGCGCTAATAGAAGATGCATTAGAAACATATTTATTTGAACATAACATATTTGGGGAAAAACAGAATGAATATTTTAAAGATCTTTACTATAACTACGCCCGACAATGGAGAAATATTATTAGACCAAAACAGCTGCGAAATCGGCTACTATTAGACCAGCATAGTTTATCAAAATATCGCGTAAATTGTGTATTAATGAGGTCAAAACGGTTTAATACTATTTTTAATATAACACAGAAAGATGGGATGTTTTTTTCCGACAAAACCAAGGAAATCTGGTAATAAAGACTTACAAGTTATTCATAACTAACACATTCATCACCGCCTGTTATTTTATTCTGACTATTCATGCCGAATTTTTCATTCAATATGGAATTTTTGTTTGTTTTCTTTTTTTGCATACGTGACTTCAATTGGTAATTATTATTCGACGGAATAATCTTACTATTCAAAATAAAATCATCATTGTCGTCATGCAGCTCCGGCAATATTCTAGTTAGCGGCTTGTCTACTATAATAAATAATCTTTCATTTCTAAGCAAGGATCTATATTCTTGTATAGATAAATTACCATAAAATTTTTCCAGCATGTAATGCGGATTAGGAGACGGTTTGATATTCTTCTTATAATCGTATATTTTTGTGTAAATGTGGTTAAATAAATGATACCTTTCAAACTTGGTTGAGCTATCAATATTTTCATTCATTAAATATGCCACTCCGCATTCAGGGCTGCAAAAACAACCATATACGTGGTATGTTCCATTTATGAAATGTTTTGGAATGTAAATAGGCGGATTGTCAAAGTCACACGAATCCCAAAAGCAAGCGGATTTCTTGTTATTCACATTATTCACATGCAAATTGTGCTCTAGTTGCTTTAACTTCTTCCATATTTCTTTAGTTGCATCTTTATTTGTATTATTATCATCATCGTCATCATCATCGTAACTGTAATCGTTAAAACAATTGTTTGCACCATTATTTACCGTTTTTAATGAATTACTAGTCATATTGGTTTTATCATTAAAATAGGTATTCACAGAGTTTATATTTTCGCTTCCGATAACATCATAACATAGATTATTTTTTGCATTGAAGGCATATGATTCAACACTATTCGAATTCATTGAATTTTGCAGATCTTTCATGGAGCATTTTAGATGCAAAATAACATTTGGTTTGTCATTTATTTGGCTGTCAACAGGAATTGCTTGTTGTATTATTTTGCCTCCTTTGGGCTTTCTACCTCTCTTTTTTGATACTTGCTTATGAATCGATTCTTGATCTTCATCTGCTTCTTCTACTACTTCATCTATTAAATTGGGATTCGATATTATTACAATATTGGATTCATGATTAATATTTTCTTGAAAGTCTGATATTTCAGTAACATTTAGACTCATATTATTATCATTTGTATTGCCATTAATATTTGCATCACTACTTACGTTTGTATTTAAACAAAGCATTTCCGAGGAGACACCTAATGCAGCCATCAATTCCTTCTTGGATTTTCTTCCACGTTTCCCTTTCACTGGTTCTAAAACATTTGCAGCTCCGGTTGATTCTGGAACATTATTGTTAGCTACTACTACAATATTTGTCTCAACTATGGCGCTAACTTCTTCAGCATTCTTTGAATTTATTTTTATGATCTTAGGTTTGACTTCCGCAGTAGTTGTTTTAGATTTTGCCATTTTTCTATTCTATGTTATATAATTAATATGACGATTAATTTAAATCGTTTTAATAAATATTTAAGGATAAAACATTAAATATAAAACATTAAACTAAAAATATTTATAAACGATTTAAATATATTTTACTTTATTTATTAAACATGGTTTACAATAAAAATAAAGTAAAATTATATATTGATACTGATCTATCAGATTCAGATGAATTTGCATCTGGTAATAATAGTAATAAATTTAGATTTAAAACATATGTAAATGGTATTATAGAAATTCAAAATTTGCAAGATTTCATTCTTAGATTGAGTATTGTAACTTCTTTATTTATTCTTACTTGTCCGTGTTTTATTATGAATTATTATTTTTTACATCCGAATACAAATACAAATGCAAATGCAAATGCAAATGCAAATACAAATGCAAATGCAAATGCAAATGCAAATATTATATCAAATATTTATTTAAAAATTTCTATTATCGAACAACTTTTATTATCAGCAGTTGCTTATTATTATATTATCACAAAAGATCTAAACAATAAAAATACAAAATCTAGTTTAATAATGTGTGGTAAAATAGAAGAGTTCTGGGCCAAATATTATTCAGGATTAGGTATAACTATTTCTACAGCATATTATTATAGTAACGGCTACATAAATTCTAGTTATATGTATATTTTATGTTTTTCCATTTTTAGATTATGGGTAATTAGATTTTTATTAAACAAAAAAAATAATTTAACAAGTTGGTGATTTTTGATTTAATTTAACATTTCAATACAAAATTAATAACAAGCTCTGCAAACAGGTATATAATTATCGGATCCAACAACAGTTTGCTCCTTTTCCTTTGTAATTCGTTTCGAAAATATGCCATGTGTTCCATTTTTGCATAACCCACACAAGGACGTCATCTTTGTTACCTTGTCACATAATGGAATAAGATCCAAAATCTGTCCGAATTTTTTGCGTTCAAAATCTCCATCTAGTCCTCCCACATATATTTTTTTATTGTGTTGCAACATGTGCTCTACCGTTGGCAAAAGATCTTCAAAAAATTGCCCTTCATTAATCAAGATCACATCCGCTGTTACTAGCTTGACCGAGTCATCTAATCGAGCTAGACATGCATCGGGAACCTCATTCCCGTAATACCAAACGTCATTCAGCTTGTTAGTTTGAATACAGGGAATCATCACTTTATCATGTGTTGAAAGCAATGTGTCGTCATATCGCTGATCTATTGAATGATTAATGACTGCAACAGGAATATTACAGAATATGCATTGTTTGTAAATTTCGACTAGTTTGGATGTTTTGCTACTAAACATGGGACCAATAAACAGTTCCAAATAGGAAGTTGATTGTTTAATATTAGTATTAGTATGTTTATTAGATTGTGTTGTCATGTTTTCGGTTGATAATATAAATGACATAATTTATCTTTATATTTTTATAGTTCAATTTTATTTTATTTTATTTTATTTAAAAACAAATAAACAAATAAACAAATAAACAAATAAAACAATACTATTTAAATATAATTAAACGTAATTTGATATATAATATATTATATATTAAATGAGCAGTATACCATGGACAGAAGCTTATCGCCCTACAAACTTTGATGACATTGTATTAGAACCTCTAAATAAAAGAATTCTTACCAATATTATCGAAACCGGATATTTTCCTAACTTATTATTTTTCGGACCACCAGGCACAGGAAAAACGACAACAATTATTAATCTAATCAACGCATATCAAGAGCAACATGGACAAAAAAACAAGGGTCTAATGATCCATTTAAACGCATCCGATGAGCGCGGTATTGATATTATTCGCAACCAAATAAACCAATTTGTCAATTCTAAATCGCTGTTTAATACAGGAATGAAATTTGTCATTCTGGATGAGGTCGATTATATGACGAAAAATGCTCAGCAAGCCTTGCGATATTTATTACAGAATTACACGAGTGGTGTGCGTTTTTGCCTAATATGCAACTATATTAGCCGCATTGATGAAGGTCTTCAGAATGAATTTATGCGCTTGCGATTTAATCAATTACCGGAAACAGATATTATTTCCTTTTTATCTAGCATTTCCAAATCAGAAAATCTGAGTTTAACTGAAAAATCATTATATCTTATTCAAAAACTATACAAATCAGACATCAGAAGTATGATTAATTTTATGCAATCAAATCAGGATGTAAATCCGGATGATTTTAATATAATTGATGCGGATGTATGGAATAACTTGTATTTAAAAATACAAGGCAAAGAAGAGCTAACAATTATTGTAAATGACATAAATAAGATGAGCATAAAATACAATATTGACAAAAAAAACATAATAAAAGATTTTCTAAATTATATTATTCGCAATAAAGGTGATAAACTGGAATTTTTAAATAATATGCCAAAATTTTTGAATTTTATAGAAAATATTATGCATTTCGAAGATTGTAAAAATAGCTATTATGTAAATTATTCGATATCTAGATTATCTTCCTTAATTAACGACAAAGACAAGGTCGAAAAAGACAAGGTCGAAGAGGAAGAAGAATAGGAAGAATTATAAATAGTCATTCTTTGTTGTAATTTTTTCATAAACTCATTGGGCGGTGAGCTTTTCGATGGGTCGAAAAAATTTTCCTTAAGACTATATTCATTTTCCGATTTTCTAGTAGGGGAAGAAGGAGAAATAGGAATGATATTACTCCTTTCATGGATCAAGCAACTGTTCATGTATATTCTATATTCAAAGAAAATAATTGAAATAAAATAATATAAAGAATATAAAGATAATAATATATTTTATACAATACAAGAATGTCTTCAAGTTTAAATATCGACGATGAATGGGCAAATTTCCTCTCAAAAAATTATAATGATGACAGCTCAGACAGCGAAAAAAATATAAATGCAGGCGCAGACGTTGATGCCGACGGAGAAGAATTTGAGATTGAGCTAGGAAAACCTATCAGTAAGTTTGGTCTAGTTGCTCCCGAACCTACACCTATTTACATTTCAACTAAATCAAAGATCGCTTATTTATTAAATCCGATTGATTTATCCATGTTTTGGGATATTCCTGTTATACCTTATAGCACTCCTAGCAATGGGGTTATTAAAAAACAAATAAAATTTAATTCAAAAACAGCAGAAGAATTAAATATTATCCAACAAAGATTACAAAAAGAATTGTATTATGATGAACAAGTCATGACACATATCGACAACCCCAGTGGCCGTATTAAATTCAAGGATATTCGTAAAATAACGGTGGGTATATCTAAAAAAGATATTATGAGCTATCGCGGGAAGAAAAAACAAGCATTTTATAACTGTTTTGTTATGATAATTCGCATCAAAATAGATGGCATGTTTCGCGAATTTCACATCAAGGTTTTTAATACCGGGAAGTTAGAAATTCCAGGAGTGCAAAGTGATGAAATGTTTGAGACTGTTTTGAAAAATATCATAAGCATTTTACAGCCTTATTCGGGCACTCAGTTATCGTATAAACAGACTAGCGACACTGTTTTAATAAATTCGAATTTCAATTGCGGTTTTTACATTAATCGCGAGTCGCTCTATGATATACTAAAATTCAAATACAATATTCAGGCAATTTATGATCCATGTTCATATCCAGGAATCCAATGTAAGTTTTATTATAACAATGATTTGCAGCATGATATGCAAAATGGCATGCAATTATCTGGAGACAACACAAAAAATATGAAGGACAAAAAGGAAAAGGCAAAGGCTAATGCGCTTGCAAATATAAATGTGATTGAAGTGTCATTCATGATTTTCAGAACCGGAAGCGTGCTTATTGTTGGAATGTGCGAAGAAAATGTCCTGAATGACATTTATGCATTTCTGACGCAATTACTCAAGGCGGAATTTGAACATATTTGCCAATGTCTTATAACTGCTTCTATGTTGAAGGATAAGAAAAAGAAAGTTAGAAGAAAAGTTGTTATGATAATGACGACCATTGATCCTTTAACGCAGACAAACAATGTTGAAATGACAAAACAAAACATCGACGCAGATGCTTATAATCATGGCACAAGCGGTAGCACAAGCGGTAGCACAAGCGGTAGCGGTAGCACAAGTAATAGCAAAAAAGAAGACGAAATCATTTTAGATATACCTGAAAAAAAGGTAAAACGAAGTTACAATAAGAAAAAACCTACTCTGTAAAAATATCATCTAATAAAGAGTCAATATTGATTTCACCTGTAAATTCATATAGTTTATTAATTATTTTTTTCCCGTTATTTACTCTCTTTTTATTTTGTTTAAGTCTATCTATAAATTTATTTAAAATATCAAAAAATATATTGATATTCGGAATTTCTGCTTGTTTATTTGTTAGAAAATTGACAAATTCACAAATGCATTCTTCTTTGTAATTATTTGTATTCTTTTTTATTTTACATTTATTCAAGATCACAGCTATTTGTTGTATGTTATCGCAACACATATTAATATAGTCTAGTTTGTTATCATAACTAAATCCCTTGTGAAAAAGAATGAATCTAACAATCTTCTTATAAATGTGCATATGAGCGTCTGTGTAACATATGATTGCATGCTCATCAGAAGTCAATTGTGGACAAGATCTTTTGCGTTCATTATTTATTTCAAAAATGGTCTTTTTATAGACAAACATCAAAGCATCTCTTGAACTCAGTTGCAAAAAAGTAATATTATCATCCGAAATTTGTTCAATAAATTCGATATAAAAATAATATGCTTTTTGACTGTGATAGAAAGTGAGTTCTAGATTTTTAGTATAATAAAATATCATCGAAAAAATATGAATTAATGTTTCTATACCTCGCTCAAAAATAAAGATATAATATTGTTTATTTTTTATGTTTATCTTTTCTGCAATTAGTCGCATATACTGAATAATCACCTCTGAAAAATTTGTTAGTATCTCTTGTGGTGTGTTCTGAATGGTAGATCTATAATTTTCTACATTGTATAACAAATATTGACTATATTCGGTTGCAGGCGGTTTCATTATATTTATACATGAAATTAAATATTTAATTAAACCTTTTTATTAATTGTTTTATTTAATTAATTGGTTTAATTAATTAAAGTATTTAGTCAAATAAGTATTTAAAGACTTTTAAATTAGTTTTACATATAATGTCTACTTCTGATCAAAAAAAGGCTGTTACTGCTGCTACCCCTCCTATTCCTCCCGCTTCTGTTGCTACCGATAGTCATTCAGTGACTGCAAACAACTCCACTTATCGTCTGCCATCCGATACCAGTCTTCAACATGCCAGTAAGTTGGCCATTGTCGAGGACAAGCCTATTATGTTGGATTATTGGACTGCATCTGTTGATAAGAAGGCCCTTGTTGGTGTGCGAGAGTCGGGTGAGAAGCTGTTAGTTAAGAGTGCAGAGGAATATACTAGTCCTATTGCGAAGTTTTATAAGTCGGGAACAGAATACATTATCATTACGGAAAATTCTATTTATTTGGTGTCGAGTGATATTCCGACTCGTAAGATCTCTTAATCCACATTTTACACCTTTTCTCATTTAAAATGCTAATTTTATATGAAATTTATATTATTATTTTAAACTATTTAAAAATATTGTATAATGTATTTATTATAATAAATGGATATCATTACTGAATACAATTCCACATTTATTGATACAAAAAATGTTGAAGAATTAAAAGATCTCTGTAGAATTAATAATGTTCATGGATTTAGTCGATTAAGAAAAGATGAATTACGTATTTTATTACACGATTTTTACAAATCTAATCCGACACAATTAAAAGAGGACATAGATAGAGAAAATTTATACATTCAAAATAATAAAATATTAGTAAATTATTTAACATATGAACCTCAACAACCCACACCTCAAGCGGTTCCAATTTATATACAACATCCGGTTCAAGAAATTATTAAACATGTAACAGTCCAACATTTGTGTGCACCGAAAACACAAACACAACTTTTTAATGAAAAAATAAATAATCAAAAAGAACCTAAGGATCATAAAGCTCCTAAAGCTCCTAAGGCTCCTAAAGCACCTAAGGCTCCTAAAGCACCTAAAGCACCTAAAGCACCTAAAGCTCCTAAAGCACCTAAAGCTCCTAAAGCACCTAAAGCTCCTAAAGCACCTAAAGCTCCTAAAGCACCTAAAGCACCTAAAGCACCTAAAGCTCCTAAAGCACCTAAAGCTCCTAAAGCACCTAAAGCTCCTAAAGCACCTAAAGCTCCTAAAGCACCTAAAGCTCCTAAAGCTCCTAAAGCACCTAAAGCTCCTAAAGCTCCTAAAGCTCCTAAGGCTCCTAAAGCTCCTAAAGCACCTAAAGCACCTAAGGCACCTAAAGCACCTAAGGCTCCTAAAGCACCTAAGGCACCTAAAGCACCTAAGGCTCCTAAAGCACCTAAAGCACCTAAAGCTCATAAAGCTCCTAAAGCTCCTAAAGCTCCTAAAGCTCCTAAAGCACCTAAAGCACCCAAAAGTAACTATAATAAAATGAAAAAAAAATAAACTGTCATAAATAAATATAATTTGTATTTTTAATGCCTTAGTCAGTGTTTTAAATGTCTAAAGGTGTAAAAGATAGAGCCAAAACTTTTCCACAAATTAAAGTAAATTTAAAAAATTATTTACTTTAATTATTAATTTATATTTAGGATTAATTTGTTTTTAATTTGGCTCCACCTTTTAAAAGGTGGATTTTTTAAAAGGTGGATATATTATAACAATGTCATCTGCTTTTGGATCAGGTCCTTCTAATGGTCAATTTTGGTTCGGTGGTTCATCTTTTCCAGGCTTTTTATATAAAAAAAATTTAGGTGTTGGTGGCAGACGCAGCACTAAAATGAATCCGGGTGGTAATATCACATGTAATTCCGCTACATATTTATACAACAAATATACTCCTGGAGCTTCAGGTATTGGTGCATCTAGCATGTCCAATCGTCGAGCTAAAAACAGGCACGCAACTGTTTGTAGAAGCGGAAACGGAACTGATACAAAGAACTGTTTCCCATGTCAACCAACTTTAGGGCAGTATAGTAATTATACACACAATCCTAATGGATATACACAATGTCCTAAAATTCCTAGATATGAAGTTACAGGACAATATACATATTTACCATCTGAACCTGGTTACAACACGGTTATTGAATTTAGTGGAGAAGGACAAATTATTATAAATTATTTGCTTTTACAAGTAATAACGGTTGTTAATTTTAATGGTATAGATATTCTAACCGTAACTACTTTAGCCCAACCTGCAGCATATAATATACCAGCAGGAACATACCCAGACGGATCAGTTTTAACATTTATTATAAAATTTAATGTATAAATATTTACTTATATTTACTAATATTAATATGTCATCAGCTTTTGGATCAGGTCCTTCAAATGGTCAATTTTGGTTTGGTGGATCTACTTTCCCTGGATTTTTATACAAGAAAAATGTAGGCGTCGGCGGCAGACGAAGCACGAAAATGACACCTGGTGGCAATATTACTTGCAATAGTGCTACTTATTTATACAACAAATATACTCCTGGAGCTTCAGGTATTGGTGCATCTAGCATGTCGAATCGCAGAGCAAAAAATAGGCATGCAACTGTTTGTAGAATCGGAAACGGAACTGATACAAAAAACTGTTTCCCATGTCAACCAACTTTAGGGCAGTATAGTAATTATACACACAATCCTAATGGGTATACACCGTGTCCAAAATTAGAACCCAATAAAGGTACTGTTATTACAATAACAGGTGAATTTACATATTTACCACCTGAACCAGGATTTAATACAGTTATTCAAATTAAAGGACCGTCCACATTTATTTTATATATACAAAAATTTATTACTACACTTGTATATGTTAACGGGACATTTCAATTTATTATAGAAGCATTAAGAGATCCTGATACATATCCAGTTCCAGGAGGATTAGATCCTATATCTGGAGATGTATATGAGTTTATCGTAAAATTTAATGTTTAAATATTTACTTATATTTACTTATATTTAATATGTCATCAGCATTTGGTTCTGGTCCTTCTAATGGCCAATTCTGGTTTGGTGGATCTACTTTTCCAGGATTTATGTTTAAAAAGAATGTTGGTGTTGGCGGCAGACACAGCACAAAAATGAATCGCGGTGGTAGATCCCCTTTGTTAAAAATATAAAATAAAAATTGAAATAATATTTAGCAATAATTTGATAAGTATTATTATAAACAATGAGCAATCAATCTTTAAATAAGGAACATAATTCTGAGAATATTATTCCCGATATTGTCACAAAAATAAAAGAGTTATCTGCTACAAAACAGACATATTTAAAATTCATCATGCAGCTATTTCCTTTGTCAAATGATCCAAAATTGGCCTCTGTTGCAAATCATTTAATCCGGTTACTGCAAAATATCATAAATATTAATAAAAATCATATTTTGTTACAGCTTGAAAATGGTCTCACGTCGGTGCTAGTTAGTTATATATTTGACATCAATGACCTAATTAAAGGGCAGCTAGATTTAGAAAAGTATGAGCCAATGCATAGAAATCTCATAGCGATCAATCAGCAAATAGATTATTATATGATGCATGATGACCGGCTAGGATTTGCGGAGCTGCGAGAGAATTTATTCCTAATCTAATGAAAATTTCTATAAAATTATTAATCTAATTAGAAGATCGATTTATAAATTCATCAATATTATTATCACACAATAATGGTGTAAAATTATTTATTTTTGATTCATCCCAATCCCACCATTTAATTTCTAATAGTTTTTTAATTTGATCTGGTGTAAATCTATATTTAATTAATTTTGCTGGATTTCCTCCAACCAAAGTATATGGTTCTGCATTTTTTACAACATGACTATTATTTGCTATTACAACACCATCGCCAATAGTAACACCCGACATTATTGTTACATTACTACCAATCCATACATCATTGCCAATAATTATGTCTCCTTTTGTTGATGGATGTCCGTGGCCATTAAAATTATTAAATGTATTTTGATGAATATGTCCAAATGGATATGTTGTAACCCAATCGGTCCTATGATTACCTCCTAAATATATATTTACATTTGATGCTATTGAACAAAATTTGCCTACTATTAACTTAGCATTACCATTATTCCAGTGTATATTAGGTGACCCATATGTATATTTTCCAAATGACATTTTTATTGTATATATATAATAAAAGCAATGTGTCTTAACGCATCAAAGGAGGTGGTATAAAAGTTATTGGCTGATATCCTTGCGATCTGAGCCATCTGTCACCACGCGCACCAGCTCCTGCACCATTATCTGCTAATTGGTAATATGTCTGATGCGAATATTGCGACTTGGTAAGACCATAGAATGAGTTGCCTGCTTGCAAAAAGTAAAAAGGCATATATGCTGCATTATTTTTTCCTGCAAAAGAATTCGTGTAAATTCGTGAATTTATTCTTCCTGGTCCTGATCCTGTTCCCATTTATAGTATATTACAATATTATTTTAATTATTATATTATAATATTTTTCATTGTTTATTGTTTTTACATTTACGCATTTACATTTACACATTTACATTTATTCCTTTGTATAAGGCAAATCCTATTATTGCAATTAGACCTAGACCTATTGCTGGCATTGTCATGTCTCCATCCATCGTGTCATTCATCATCTTATTTAATTCTTTTGACATGGATGTTTCAGTGTCAGATCCTGAATCAGAGTCTGAATCTGTGTCTGATAAATCTAAATCTTCTTCTATTAAATCTTCTTCCAATAAATCTTCTTCCAATAAATCTTCTAAATCCTTTGTTTTGCCTTTTCTAGGTTTAACATTTTTTCTCGTTTTTCCCATTAATGAACTATAATTATATTTACATTTAGACATTTAAAACGCATTAAAATCTATAAGTAGTTCCTCGCACCAATCTAGATAATGATCCCGCAGATCCTTGTGTATTTGCTTGATATGCTGCTGCAAATACTTGCGCCCCTCTCAACTTATTAGGCGCGTTCTGTAGAGACCAATACATGCGGTCAAACATCGATGCGGTTGCGTAATTAACACCTGATGTGCGTCCTCCTGTTCCGGCTGTTTTTGGCATTGTATACTATATACATATACTTTAATATTTAGATATATTTTTAGTCAACTTTTTTTAAAAGATTTAGCAAAAAAATATTTTTTTGTTATTATAATATATAAAATGGCTACTACATTATCCGCACGCAGACACTACCGCAGACAAACGAAGGGGTCTTCTTGCCGAGGAAAGGATCGAGGACATTGCCGATCAACAAAGGGTTGCAAAAGCACAAGAGCCGGTAAGAGAAAGTCTTATTGCCGTAAAATTCGTGTTACACGAAGACACAGCCGCAAGCACCGAGCCAAGACTAACAGATATGAGCATTTAGGATCTTCTTCTTAAAGAGGTAGATTGCTAAGGTTTAAACTCAAAAATATATCAATTATAATAAGTATTTTATTTATTACAATAATAAATAAAATATTAGCTCCCTTCGGGAGTTGAACCCGAGACCTTTTTCTTACAAGGAAAATATTCTAACCAACTGAACTAAAGGAGCATGCAAATGGCGATAGTTCTACCTATCACATATTAATATATATTATCTCTTTAAGTAGTTTTTAGATAAATATATATTATTTATTAATTATCTTTTCTTACCAAAGGCGAAAAATTTATCCCCTTGGGCCCGCACATTTTCTCCTCTGATCTCACAATATACGCATATTCAAACTTTGTTTCACCTGTATCTGAGCACTTGTAAATTGATTTTCTGCATCTAGCAGTTGCTAATATATTTTCTGCGGTAGTAATTGGTCCAGATATTAAAAAATGTTTGCAGGTTGTGCACAATGGAACAAATTTGGCTCCTTTTAAATAACGAATAAATGTCATAGTATGATAAATATATTGTATTGAATTATTTATATTGTTTTATAAATGATATAAATAATTTGCAAAGGTCTAAAAATCAACGATCTTTAAAGCATTTATAACCTCGTCCGATAACTTTTCTGGAAATTTCACATCAAAAATGATAAGCAAATTGCCTGTATGTCCATCTCTAGTTAGTCCCATATTCGGAATTAATTTTTTGTAACCGTGACTTATAATATTCCCTGAATTATTCGTAATTGTATACACCTTGCCTGTTAAATATTTAAGCTCAAATATGAAGCCGCATAGCGCCTCCTTTACTGTTATTGTCTTTTCTAGTATTAAATCTAAGCCACTGCGTTTAAATTCCGTGTTGTTTTCTATTTTTACAAAAATCTTGATATCACCCTTATTCGTGTCGCTAATAATATTGCCCTTCTCTTTTAACAAAATGATCTCGCCTTCATCAATGCCTTTTGGCACAGTAACATAAACGGTCTCCTTCTCAAAAACTTTTAGACCATTTTCAATGATCCATCTTTCTATATCTACCGGAATCGTAGTGCCGGTTAAGATCTTATCTATTGGCACATTTATATTCATTGTTATTGGTGCGGCCTTTTGTTAATTAAGAAAAGGAAAACTTGGTCCAAAGCCTTGGTTAGCACCATTATGAACTGGTCGTCCATTATGAAATACTCTGATGTTAGGTCCACCTGATCCCATAAATTGTATATCTGGACCTAGACCTGCCCCGCTCATAAATGGCATCCCAAAAATACTTGAAAATAATTCATCCACGGGATTCATATTCATATTCATATTCATATTCATATTCATGCCTTGGTTAGGATTCATCATCTTAAAAAATGGATTGTTATGCATCATATCATACTCTTTTTTCTTCTCTGTATCGCCTAGAACTTCATAAGCTTCGCTTATCTTCTGAAATTTCTCTGTTGACTCCTGACTGTTGCCATTCTTATCTGGATGATGTGTCATCGATAACTTTCTATACGCCTTTTTTATCTCTTCTGCTGACGCTGTTTCTGGAACATCCAATATATTATAAAAAGATACATTTGGTGAATTTTGCATATATTAATATTATTCAAGATAAACTTAAATACTTATCAACGTATATATTTATATTTATTTATTTTTATGAATAATCCCCTTTTTTTAAACAAATATCAACCAACTAGATTCAGCGATTTCGAAACAGATAGCGAAATGATTGACATCCTTAACACTCTTATTAACATCAACAATCTGAATATTTTATTCATCGGTGACATTGGTTGCGGAAAAACTGCATTCCTTAATGCGGTAATTCGCGAATATTATAAAATGAATTCATTGATGGTCGAAGACAATATATTGCACATCAATAGCTTAAAGGAGCAGGGGATTAATTACTATCGCAATGATGTCAAAACATTCTGTCAGACTTGTTCTTCGGTTAAAGGCAAAAAGAAGATCGTTGTTCTCGATGATATTGATCTAATCAATGAACAAAGCCAGCAAGTGTTTCGCAATTGTATTGACAAATATAGCCACAATGTGCATTTCATTTCTTCCTGTAGTAATTCTCAAAAGGTCATCGAGTCACTACAATCGCGGCTTATTATCATAAAAATCAAACCATTGCATCGCGAAAATTTGACTACTATCATGCACAAAATAAAGATTGCTGAAAATATTGCTATTGACAGTGACGCGGAACAGTTTATACTCAATGTATGCAATAACACCGCCAAAATATTGATCAACTACATGGAAAAATTCAAATTGCTAAATCAACCTATTACTCTTGAATTGGCTAATAATGTTTGCACTAATATTAGTTTCCATATATTTAATGAATATACTCAACTAATTAAAGACAAGCAACTAACAAAAGCCGTAAGTATTTTATATAATTTGTATGATAAGGGCTACTCGGTCATGGATATTTTAGATAACTATTTCCTTTTTGTTAAAAACACGGTCTTGCTAACAGAAAAACAAAAATACAATGTGATTCCTATTATTTGCAAATATATCACCGTTTTTCATAACATACATGAAGACGAAATAGAGCTGGCATTATTTTCTAATAACATGTTTTCTAGCTTACATAATTAATTATCTACATTTTTATTTAGGAAAAGGGTTGTTATTAAGTATTTTCATATTCATACTTAAACGGTCTAATTATATTTATATACTGTTATTATAAATATAAGTATAAATGAGCTCTCAAATTTTTAAAAATAAAATACCTAATGATCTTCTTTTTGCTTTAATTGAAGATATTGCTATTAAAACAGAAAAGCACTACATTATTAATAATAATGCATATAAAAAAGGCATGTTTAATGAATCAATACCTAAATTCTTGGAAGAATGTAAACCATATTATCACATATCCAAGCGCAAATATCTGGAACGGAAAACAAATTACAACTCTTTTATTACTATTTTACGACAAATATGTAATTTCAATAAGATTACATATACATCTCAAATTAAATATGATAAATCGAACTATGACATCATATATTATATATATTTTTAAATATTATTAGATCATATTTTTAGATCCTAGAAAAAATTATACACACTCTTTAATACATGCAAATTCTTTACAAGGTCCTTCTTTGTAAGCATAACATTGTCATATGCAGCTAGTTCATATCTTATGTCCATATTTTCCTCCATAAAATCATAATCTACCTCTTCCAAATCAATTGGCATGTTATTGTAATTATACAGCGTATAACTACTATATGCGTCCTTGCCGATAATAAATTTGACAAACTTATACATGTTGCTGGACTTTTCACATCTGAAAAAATAAGGCTGATTATCAACCGCTATTCGGTTGCTCTTCCCATATACCACATACGACTCTTGCTCAATATCATATGCTAGAAATAATCGGTTAATAATATTTGCGTAATTATTCTCTTCTCTCTCCTCAATACATAGGGTTAAATAGCTGTCGGGATATGTCATTGTTCTTGGTTATATAATTATATAATGTTGCATTTAAATTGTTTTTATAATATTTATTATTTGAAATTTAAATTTTGAATATCAAATAGTATTTAAATATTATAATATATTATGACAGATATTTTATGGACTTTTGATGTAGATTATACTTTAGGCGGCGATGGGCAAGGACCTCTTTTGGGATTGGTTAAAATTGGAACCAAACTTTATGGGGTAACAAGTGGATTACGAGTAGGCAGGATTGATTCATGCATAATATACAGTTATGATATAGAAACACATGATTATTCAATTTTACATACATTTGGCTCCGTTCCGAATGATGGTAATACACCCATATGTTCATTAATCAATGTCAATGGAACACTTTATGGCACAACAAGCGCGGGTGGTAATAATACTACAGGCACAATATTTAGTTATGAAATATCAAGCTCAAATTATCAAAAATTATATGATTTTGACCTGAATGGCATTAACGGCGCGAATCCAGTATCCGGGTTAGTCAATGTCAATGGAACACTTTATGGCACAACAATCGCGGGTGGTAATAATACTACAGGCACAATATTTAGTTATGAAATATCAAGCTCAAATTATCAAAAATTATATAATTTTGGCTCGATTATCAGTGACGGCGCGAGTCCTCAATCCGGGTTAATCAATGTCAATGGAACACTTTATGGCACAACAAGTGCGGGTGGTAATAATACTACAGGCACAATATTTAGTTATGAAATATCAAACTCGAGTTATCATAAATTATATGATTTTGGCTCGATTGTCAGTGACGGCGCGAATCCTCAATCCGGGTTAGTCAATGTCAATGGAACACTTTATGGCACAACAAACTATGGCGGAAAACTAACTATAGATACTATTAATGGTGATGGTGTATTATTTAAATTTGACATAAATGCTAATGCTAATAATTATTCTATTTTACATAATTTTGGCTCCGTTCCGAATGATGGATCACTTCCTCAAACAGTGTTAATTAATTATGGTAATAAACTTTATGGCACTACAACCAATGGCGGGTCTAATAGTCTATCTACAGCTGCCGGTGGTTTTGGTACATTATTCAGTATTAATCCATCATCGGCGGGTCCCGATTATGATTATAACATTTTATATAATTTTGGTAATACTAATACTAATAATGATAGTATAAATCCAATAACTGATTTTCTTCTTATTGGTAATAAATTGTATGGCACTTCTTATTCAAATTTGCTACTTGGTGGGCTAGGTGGTGACGGCACAATATATAGTTATACTTTACCATTAGAGCCTGTTCCTGGATCTGGATCTAATGGTCTAGGGTTAGAAAACATTCCGATTTCAAATATATGTTTTCCTGCAGATACATTAATCCTAACAGACCAAGGAAATATAGAAATAAGTAAAATTAACCCAAGTATTCATAGTATAAATAATAATAAAATTATAGCCATTACTAAAACAAAAAGTTTAGATGAGTATTTGGTGTGTTTTGATAAAGACGCTATTTTTACAAATTATCCTAGTGAAAAGACAATGATATCAAAAGATCATAAACTATATTATAAAGGAAAAATGATTGAAGCATATAAATTTATTGGTCATAACAATAAGGTAACAAAAGTTAGATACAATGGTGAGCCTCTGTATAATGTTTTGTTAGATAAATATTCCATAATGAATGTAAATAATTTAATATGCGAAACATTGGATCCGGAAAATTTGGTAGCTAAATTGTATTCAGGCGATATAGATAATACTAGAAAAAATAAATTAATTAAAAAAATTACCGACATATCTCATACAAATAAAAAGGCCAATTCAGGAGCAAGTAGAAAAATATTAATCAATATTAATCAATAATTAAATATTTATTCAAAAATTTTAGTAAATTGTTAGTAAAATTTAGTAAAATTGTTAGTAAAACTATATTAAACCAACTTAAATCTAAGAAGCGGTATTATATTATTTATAAACATGTCTTCAAATGATAATATTAATTTTGGTATGATTTCGCAACTACTTGTAAATTCTAATACAAATGCAAATGCAAATTATGCGGTAGGAACAAAGGTATTAAATTTTGTAAATTACGGCAACAATAGATTATTAAGTTTGCAACGTGATTTTGACGGTTACATTCCACACACACTCGTCGTTAATTTGCATCCAAATCAAAATCGACAACAAAACATTAACGATTCTCAATATATTTATAATATTTGTCAGCTTTTTCACAAGATACGTCTTGTTTTGCAAATTTCGGAACAAACTGTGCTTCAATTACCGCTTTCTTTGCTGCGTGAATTAAATCACGTTGAGCTTCACAATGAAAAACTATACATTCGAGTTCCTTTTGAGTCTTTATTCGATAAAATAAATATGATCGAATTATTATATTCTAATGTATCATTTTTACTAATTGACTCTCATGAAATTAGTAATTATTCAACTAGTTTTAGTTTAATAACAAAAGTGTATATGTATGATGAATCCGAACGATCTCGAATTTCTAATAATATAAATAATAACACAAAATTAATCCAACAAATTGGCACCATATATATACCTGTTCCCAATGATGATTTATCGAATAAACGATCTTTTCAAATTCAAACCAATATTTTAAATGGACCTACTAAGGGATTCCTAATTGAATGTCCTGTCGCGGATCTAACATCTATTAAATTTTATTTGAATAATCTTTTAAGATTTGATTATGATCGATATTTAATTTCAAACACATGTATTAAATTGTCTGATAAATTACTTTATATGCCTTTCAATGATTGCACTGATTTTCTAGACAGAAGTATAAATTCATTTTCAGGAGCTATTAATTTGTCCCGGCTTCAAAATTCTACTATATGTCTTCAGTTTTCAAGAGATCAGACTAAGGTAATTATACATAATGTGTATTTAAACCATCTTCGTCAAGCTCATGGATTGGGTGGATTAAGTATAGATTATAGACCGGCTTTTATTGAGAACACTGTATATGATCATCCTATTCAGCCTATCGTAGGAACACCTCCTAATGTTCGCATGCTTGACATGTCGGGTAACTATATAATTAATAATCAATCCTATGATTCATATAATTATATTAATTCAAATTTAGCTTCCAATAGTGGAAGAACTGGTCCTCCTGGCAGAACCGGTCCTCCTAGTAGTATCCTTGTCAATCCGCATACAACAACCATGGTTTATAATACAAGTGCAGTAATCTACCCTGTGCCAAATGGTTCTCTTATTTATGAACCCATTAATCCTGAGCGAAATGTATGTAATATTACACATGATGAAATAGTAGCATATGAAAAATATATGACTTGTTCAAATTGCCATATTCATTTTTTGGAATCCGCTCTTAAACAATGGTTAGGGCAACGTAGTCCAACTTTAAGAACTTGTCCTACTTGCAGGGAAATTTGGACTAATTATAGTGTGTATATTAATGGTAACGAAATTGATTAAATCTTGTAAAATATTATGTAAATTTATTATATCCATGTATCAAGATATAATAGATTATCTAAATCAAAAGGTGTATGATTGTGAACCATATAATCCCATGTTTTATTCCAGTTTTGTCTTTATAATCAATGTTTTAGTTGCATTATATCATGGATATCAGTTATATGCTGGCTTATTTTGCGCTCTTTTAATTACATCTTTATTACATCATTCGCATTATAATTTGCTAACAAATGTTCTTGATAAAATCGTGATTTATTGCATTGTATTTTATGGTGGATACTTGTTTTATAAAAAACTTGAAGAGCATATTTCATCTAATGATAAATTCACTAGAAAACAGTATTTCTTATCTTCAGCAATTGTGGTTACATTTCTTTCTACTATTGTCTTGTATTATTATGGCTATTTACATAGCTGTCTTTGCTTTTCAGACGATAATATGCAGGCAAATATGTTCCACATGTTCATGCATTGTGTCGGATCGTTTGGACATTGTTGCATTGCGATTTTATAATATCAATTAGAATTTCTGTGTCGTTACCATATATCATCTTGGTTCTCTAATGGCGCGACAAGTTGTTATCTAAGGTAAGTTTCCAGGATTTTTTGCACGAGGAACATTGTTACCCAAATTTTGCGGCATGGGTCCCCACACATTCAAAGTCTTGTTTGTTAGCGGCACCTTCCAAAAGTCTATCCAGTTTGGTTGATTCTCCATTGGTTCAATAATACCCATCTTTGAGTCCGGTGCCGTCGCCAAGACAATATACTTGGCCAATATGAAGTTACCTTGGAAGATTTGTTCAGGCGACATGCGCGCAAACCACTCGAACTTTCTGCGTTTCAAAATATGGTCAGCCGGGATCCAAATGCCATACATCTTCGGATAAAAGTGGATATAATCTTCACTCAAAAGAGTATCTACGGTTACGGGAGCCTCATCCACCGTTTTTGTGCCAACATCGGTTCCCGGTATTAATCGCATTTGCTTTAAAGATATCTTTTTATTGCACCATCTGTCAAAGTCGCCTAGAAATTCGGTCTGCGCTGTATAGTCGTCAGATATTTGGCGCTGCATGAATTCAATATACTGCAACAGTATATCATTGTTTTTCTTGGCGCCGAAGAATCGCGCATCCGGGCAGAACATATCCGTCGTCGAAGTAATATTTGTGCAAACATTTTCGCAGATAAACATGGTGTCCCCGTTCGTGCCCTTCTCATAAAGCCCGATTAAATCCTTAAAACAAAGGAACGAAACAGGCACATGAACACCGCCGTAAGCATAGAGCAACTTTGCGATGGCAAGCTGCCTTATATTGGACAGAATAGGGTCTGCGACAAGTGTTAGATCGATATTCCAACCTGGAATCAAATTAGCAAACGATTTGTCGTCAATTATGCATATATAGAAAGACTGATCACAGTTCTTGATGATGCTTCTAACTGTTAAATACAGGTATGGCTGGTTCAATTCGAATGAACTGCGTGACCCGAAGCTCAGCCAACCACGTGAATTATATTCATGCGGGACATGGACCCACAAGATCGGCTTTTTACTCTTAGCTAAAGAGGATTCATTTAACAAATATTTCTTAATTTCTTCGTAGCTATCTCCCGGCATTATTAATGATTGTTTTTCACAATACTTCTGATAAAGTATTCCTAATGCGATAATAATTATAACTAGAATAATATAATTTGCAACTAACATATATTATATTATTATATTTTTAATATTTCCTTCAAGTTCAAAATCCCCCCACGAACCGACCAAATATAAAGTCGCGAATTCATTCCTCTCTTTAATAGTAAATAGACCCCAAAATATATTGATCATGGTTTTTACACTTAATGATCGAGTTTTGTAAATAGGCAACGCTTTTAGTTTCAAATTCATAAAACTTCGATCAAGAATGTCTAGTATTTTTATATGAGGGCCTAAATTGGTCGCTCTATCATTGTTAGCATATCTTACGATATTATTTTCTAGCCAATTTAAATGCTCTCCAGGTTCAAATTCATTAAAATAGTTGTAATATTTTTCTGTTATTTCGTTTAAACTGCAATAATAATGTCGAATATCTTCTAACAAAATGGATGCCTGAGGCTCGTAAGTGTATCTCAAAATGATTTGAATTAATTCCATTGGCAGACATTTTTTATCATAAAAATATTGCACTATTGTATAATCCATTTATTGTATATTTTGTTAGTTGTTTCTATATTTGTTTCTATATTTGTTTCTATGTTTTTACATAGTTATAAATATATAAAAACAACAGTTGATATTATTTAATGAACACAAATAACTTACATTTTTTACCATATACAGCAACATCAATATCTATTATCGGTAGATTTATTTTTATGTTTCTCTTATACAGAAATAAAAGCGTCAATAGTTTATCCTTATTATTCTGTATTTTAAGTATTTCTTCTTCTTCTATGTGGCTATATTATAGTATACAAACTCAAGATACACCCATGATTACAAGGTCTTCTACTGAAATTTGTTTGCTAACTATTTCTGGTATTTACATAATTAAAAATAAAATAGAAACTTGGCAAACTATTCTTCCTGGATAACTAACAAATTATAAATTATAAATTATAAATTGTAAATTGTTAGTTTTATCTTTTTATTTGTCTTAAATCTGTGAAAAAGGATTGGTTATTTTGCTTTGATCTTTCTAATTGTTGTGCATATTTGTATGCGAGGGCAGCGGATTGTTTTTCTAGATCTTGCCCTTGTTGCAATAACATCCGTTCCGCCTCTTGTTTCGATAATGGGCTAACGTCTACGTTATCTCGCCTTGCCTTGTATTCACTTAGCGATTTGTATTTCGGCATCTTGTCATAGTCATCTTGTGTGACCGGTATAACGCTTTCTATGTGCGCTTGTCTTAAATCCGTGTAGCCTAGTGCGCCATTTGATCCTGTGAAGTTATCGGATTGATCCCCCAGTAAACTTCCACTAAATGATGAATTTAATTCGTTGACACCTTGATATGTAGTGAGTGCTTGGATTTGCCTCTTTTGTTTTTCAAACGCTTCATTCATATTTGCTTTTGTAATATTATCGTTTACTGAATACAATCCTTCATCCGACTTGAGCCAATCACCGTAACCCTTATTTGTTTGTTCGTCATCTTTACTACTATGTTTTTCGAATTTTTCATTAAACCAGCTATTGAAATTCTTGGGATCTTTTAGCGTCTTATTTTGTTCAAACATATTATTCAAAATGTCTTTGTTGCTGTCGTCGTAGAAATCGTCAGTTGCAGGACGTTTATTTAGCGACTTGTTCTGAAATTCGAAAATGCTAAAGACTCGCTTGTATGCTGCGGAAAAGAAGCGGAAATATTTCGGATCTAGCTGCGACTTATCCGGATGCATTTTGTAGACGATTTGTTTTGCCGACCTGAGTGATTGCTCGCTCAGCTGATGCTCTGGTATATTGAAAAGCTTATACAAATCTTCTAGCGAATAATGGTCTAGTTCTAGATCCAAATTGTTGAGCGAAGTTTGATAGAAATTTACTGGGGTTCTCACAGTAGATGGTCTAAATAGATCATCATTGTTATTCACATTCACATTTGCACTTGCACTTGTCTTTAATTTGTCTCGACCTAGGTCTTGCTCATGTATTTTAATACCGGCTTTCGGACAAGCATTATTCCCTTTAAAACAATTTACTTCCTGATTTCGGTAATTCATATTGTATTATTATACAAAATGAATTTATATTTAAATGCTTTTTTATAACTTTAGTAAAACTTATTTGAAAATTTATTTCTTAGTAAAATGCTTCCCTTTTTCTCCGCAGATAGCTTCATTGTAACGACATATTGACGCGTATTCATTATTTATGGTTCCTGTAACCATATTTTGCTTACCAAATAATTTACATTTTCCATATTTTTCGTCACTAGGTGGTGGATCATATGGATAATTTGATTTATCTTCAATAAAATGAACACAATTAATACATGCCAGTAAATCTCTATGTTTAATAAAGGATGAAAAGCTTGTTATGAATATTTTATTCATTGTTTTTATATATTTTGCTAATTATGTCTTTATATTAAAACCATATAGATACAATTTATCAACTATATCTATAAATGGAAAAGGAAAATAAAAATGTTTATATTAAAACAGACGAGAATAAAGTTATTAATGAAAATAACATAATATGGATCAAAAAAATGAATGAATGTCTAGAAGTATGCACTAAAAGCGATGGATGTGTCCCAAAAAAAACTACACATCGAATTTGTAAATTATACACACCAGATAGTTATAATAAGTTAAATAGTTTATTTGAATAATTAATGCGTATGAAGATGTTCATGTCCATCATCCAGATAAATTCGATATACAACAGGCAACGGTAAATCATAAATCGGCTTCATAATACTTCTATGTTGATTGATAAATTCTTTTAAAGTTGTATAACTATTAAACGGAATCTCCATCTTTTGACCTTCTAGGTCTAGAATATAAAGAGACACTAACTTTTGACAGCCGAAATGCTTTGCTACTTGTAAAAACAGATCTGTGACCTTGTCTTCCTTATATAGAAACACAAGAGTGCTATAATTGCAACACTTTGTCAGCTCAAATATAAACATCTTGCTTGGAATTTCCTTTAAATGGTATGAAATAAGATCGTTATATTTATTAGTTTGATCAACTATATTCATTTACTACTCTTTCAAGAAAAGTCTTTAAGTAGGTTTTAAACAGATTTATTTAAACAGATTTATTTAAACAGATTTAATTATTTTTCTCCTTAAAAGAATAAAGAAAGCGTATTTGGTAGCATGGATTTAATCATTGGTATTGTTACTATTAATCTTTAAATATGTTTAAATATTTGGATTACCTTAGCAACCCTTGTCTTTCAATTACAGGTGCTAATGATTTCAAATGTAGGCCTGCTCGCTTGAAAAACTTATCAAGCTCTGCCGGGTCTGCGCCTGTAATCGAGTCATCGGGGAAGAAATTGATGTTGCCTTTTTTGTAAAGAAGGATCACAGGGATGCCATTCACCATCTTCTTGCTCTTAAAATACGAATACAAATCAGCGCATTCGTCAACATCGATGTCGCAGCATAATACGTTGTCGGGACTGGATGCGAAGAATCCGTCTAAAACTGGCTTAATTCGCTTGCATGGCCCGCACCAGGTAGCTCCCAACTTGATAATAATTAGCCCAGGATTGTTCTCTAAGAGCCGATGGAAGTCGTGACGACTACTGAAATGCGTAATGACTGTTTTCGAGGGCGTTGATCCACCTCTTGACATTTCGTTTTGTCTTGATCCATATTGTTCCATTGAATTATATTATACACCGTGTATAAAATAAATTTTGTAGTTTTACCTATAATAGTTTATATTTAGAATTAGATTTAAATAATTCTAAATATATTGTAAAACTATTTAAACCTATTTAACTAACATAAATTATGTTTCTATTTATAACTCTTATTTATTTTGTTAGTGCTTCGCTAATAACCCGAACAGATAACCAAATAACAAAAATTAATGTAAATCCGACACTAAATTATTCGCTAGACGAAATATTCTCTGTTTCAAATTTTAAAAAAATTGTTAAACCAAATAGTAGAAAAATATCAAAAAATGAATTAGTCAGTTTTGTTAGTTCGCTAAACAAAATATCTTATTCGTCCATTGTTTTCACTAAAAAATACAGTGGCAATTCAGGTTCTTTTTTTAGGAATTTGGCTCTGATTTTGCACGAGGATTATGATCCGATAAATTCCTATTTTATGGGTGTAAATGACGCTTTACACGATTTCTCTGAGTTCAGCAAGTCTTACTGCTTGGATGCAGTCGATTCTGTGAAGCAGCATGGTGTCTTTTTAGAAAAGGCCGCGGAAGAAAATGTTCAGAATCCGAACCCGAATCCAAAAAGTCGCGCCTTTTTCTTCGCAACAGCAGCCGCATTTGTTACCGGTGACTTTGTTCCTCCCGTAAGCGTATTGATGGCTTCAGATGACTCGGGTTTGCCGGCTTCTAATGAAGTTAAACTAGATTCCGATCTTCTATTCACTTATTCGAAAATTTACTGCATCAATACATTCTCTTTGCATTTTGATTACAGAAGCGAAAAGCAAACAAATAATATGGGAAATGATCAAATTTTTATAACCATTGTCGGCGACAAAATTAACTATCAGTATTTTGTAGATTACATGAACTTTCTAGAGGAAGAAATATCCAAGGACTTGACTAAAGGTAAAAATATAGGCTTAGATAATGTCTTAGAGCAACTAGAAGCGTTAAAAATAGTGGCATTAAAATTGGAACAACTTGTTGTCTTTGAGCTAACAAGTTTCACAAAAATGGACATGTCGTTTCCGAAAATACAGAAGTATATTTCTAGTAAGGTTTCTGAATTAGTCGAGCTGAAAAACCAACTTTTGATAAAAGACTTTCCTATTTTGCAGCGAAGTATTTCAGAAAAAGTGCGGCTAAATGCTTTAAAGCGAGAACTTGATTTAATAAAACATTCGGATCAGATATTAAATGCACGATCTGTCTCAGACCAAAAGGTCACCAATGATGTATTGCAGAACGAATTGAATGGCAACGAATTTGATGCTTTTGCTGCATTGTATATCTATGGGCCGCTAAAACGGACAACAAAAATGATTACTAGAGCTGTCATTGCGCTGCCAGAGGGTGTCACAGTTGGCGGCCTACAGGGCATTTATGATTTCTTGCGGAGCATTTGGAAGATATTTTTCGGTAATCCTGTAACATCTGCTGTTATTACTATTGGTGGCTTGGCTGTTATTTATTCGTCGGTTTCTACTGTTTATAACTTTGTTAGTTGGATCTTCTTTCCCTTTCTTTTTTTAAAGAAACTAGTTTCTAAAATGGTTTTCTAATAATTTAATATTACATTTATTTTGTATTAAATTATTATGTATATTTAATGTTTTCGAGTATGTCTCTTCTTCTTACCCTTTCGAGTTCTTCGTCTCTTTAATCCGCGTCGCTTTAAAGTAGATCGCTTCTTTTTATAACGTCTTGATTTGCGGCCACCTGATGATTTAGGTGATCTAGGTTTTCCTTGAAGAAATGTTTCAATTGCTGCCAAATAAGAAATAGTATTTTTCTTAATTGCTTTTTCTTTTTCTTTGGAAGTATAATCATTGGGTATACTAGTTGAAGTTGTTTTAATAACGCCTATTAATGCTTCCTGAACATCTAGAGGATAATTACCGACAACTTGAATTACAGGTAGGTCAGAAAATTTTGATGCTCTAGTAAACCTGGCGTTACGCAATCCCACTTCTTCCAATTCTGTTTCTAATGCAGGGTATAGCTCTGTTTGTGATTTAACTGAAAAAGGATCTGAAAAAGGTCTTTTAGGACCTGCTTTTTCATTCAGCGTCGCATGAAAACGTGTTACTAATGGATTAATAGGATCTGAAGGCACATTGTTCCCTAAAGACTTTGATCTTTTTATTGTTTCTGGTTGTGGTTGTGGTTGTGTATCTTCTCTATATGACTTTCTGAGAGACCCAGTTTTTTTAATTAGTTGTTTATGTGTAGCCAATGTGTATGCAGCTATTAAAGCTCTAAAATTTGGGTCATTGGGGTCAACATCTAATTTTACAGCTACAGTATTTATACTTGTTTCTTTTGCTTCTTCACCATGATCGAAATCTATCGTAGATAATATTGACATTAATTTACCTAAATGAACAGACTTATCTCCTTGAAAATGTGAAATATATTGTTCTAACCACTGTGAAATTACATCATTAACATGAGGATCTGCGAAACGATTAGGTGGTATACTGCCATCATTCATACTGAGATTTACTTCATTCATATCTTTGAATGCATCTATAACTGCTGCTTTTGTATTAGCTACAAAATTCTGTGCGGCATCTGTTATATCATTTGCGGCACCTATTATAGCATTTTTGACTCGTCGTGGTCCACCGCCTTCAATCCAATCTGCAATTGCTTTATCTTCGCATCCAGTAACAATATCATAAGTTTTTTGTGCCATTTTTCCTGTAGTGATTACTGCTTTAGTAGCTAGATTTGTTACAAGTGCAAAAGCAAGGAGTTGTGATCCATATTTTAAACAATCGGGAATCTCATTTACTGCTAGTTTAGCAGCTCCAGGAAGCCCACGAGCACATTCTCCTGCAACATAAGAACATGCATTGAATGCTGTTCTAATTAAATAAGAGCCTGCATTTGCACCTGCAGTAGCAGCTGCAGCAACAAAATGTCCAGTTGAAAAAGGAAATGGATTAGTAACTTCAGTAGCAATTTCTTTCTCTGGAATTTTTTGAGCTATTAAGGCCAAAAACAAGGCATTGGCTGAATCTAAAATGAATGAAAGTGCACCAGGAGCAAGTTTTTCTAATACAGCAAAGGATACTCCTGTTGCTAATAAATAAAGAATTCCTCTACGATATCGACCTACACTTAATTCTCCTTCTGGTATAATTCGTGCATTTGCAACTTGAGCCATTATTATCATTAATTCGTCTATTTGGTTTGAGTTCAGCACATCATTTGTAATATCTGCAGAAAGTCTAGCAACAAATCTATCGCATTGTTCAAAAGACCAATTTACAGGATCTGTTTGATTTAACATTTGCATTAATGCTATTATTTGGTCTATGATGACTGGATCCATTGGTAAACCATTTGGCCTTCTTATCCCTTGTAAATTAACCTTTAACCCTGCAATAAGATTTTCCTGAGTTTCATCTTGATCCATATCTTATACAATAAGCAAATATTTTATTCAGTATATAACAAAGAATAAAATAATTAAATAAATAATACAAATAAATGTCTAAATACTAAACTATTTGAATCGAGGTCCTATCGATTTCTAGTTGTTGTTTTAAGGGGATTATATGTCCATTTCTTCTTCTTGAGAAAATCCTTGCATTACAGGAACTTGAACTGGAGTAGTATCTGCTGCATTTAGGCGAGCTAGAGCTTCTTCAAAATTAGTTATTCTAGGATCATTAGTAATAAAACGTCTATATTCTTCTCTTGGTGCATCACTATCATCTGAATCTATTGAACTTGGAGGACTTGGAGGACTTGGATCTTCTATGATTCGTATATTTGTATAACCATATTGTTCTAAGACCGTTTTTACAAATTCCATTCGAGATTTTGGTGTTTTATAATGACCACTTAAATTACCAATAACAAAATATAAAGTATTATTTGGATCGCCGTGATAAAATACGCCTTCAAGACCAGCATATACTGCAACCTCCCTACCATCTTCTGATGTTTTCAATTCTTTTTCGCCATTATAATTGGCTGCTATAGCTGAATGAGGTATTTCATAAGTAGGACATACAACTACTGTATTAGCCATATCAAATCTTTTTCCAAAAAAAAATTCATATATGATTGCATCATAAGTTTGAGGATAATATGATTTTGTTAATAATAAATTACCATTGACTAATCTTGATGTAAATCTAGAATCTCCTTCAATTTCAGATATTTTTTCTCGTGTAAGAAGCACAACTATTTTTGGTTTTTTTCTAATAAAAATTTTAGATGATGATCGATCGATCCATTTTTTAAAAAATTCCTCTGCATAATCATAATTTAACATATTTGCATATGATTGTAATACCATAGCCTCATGAGTTTCATTATTTTCAACAACCACAAATTTTAAAAGTTTATCAGTTAGCGATTGTTCTGTAGGACTAGGTAATTCTGAAAATGTATAATAACCACTTTCACATCGCACTTTTCCAGCTCTATTTTCAATTTCAAAAGAATCGAATAAATCTTTTAATGGTTTTTTTTCTTTAGATCCTCGAGATAATTTTTGATAATAATCTACAATATCTTTATAATCTTGACTAAATAAATAATCAGCTCCAATTACACAAAACTGTGGATTCTCATTTTTTGATCGTTTTTGATTAGGTAAAATACCTAGTTTTATTTGTGGAACTGGTAATATTGATATATCTTGGGGTCGTTTTTTGTTTGATCTGGTGGGAGAAAACATACCGCCTTTTTTTCTCAAACTTTTTCTCGTAAACCTGACTTTCTTTTTCCTCGTAACTTTACACTTGTTTCTTTTATTATATTTTTTACTTTTTCTTTTAAGACTAAGGGTCATTGCACTATATATTATGATAATAAATTATAATATATAACTTTTAAAAGTCGCTTCGCTTCTAAACAAACAAGTGTTTATTCGTCTTTAAATAGTGTTCTAGTTCCTTAACATCTATTTCATTCATTACCGCATGTGACTCCCAAAAATACCTACAATAAGCCCAAACAAATTCGCAATTATCCGGATACCAATCGCTAAAGTTTGCAATTAATGCTTGCCCTAAACCCTTCGGCAACAAATGTAAACTTGTCTTTGGTAAGACATAGCATAATTGCGTTATTTCCGTAACCGGATCGAATGGCTTTACAGGAACAAACTCTGTTGTAAATAGTGGCACATATTTAATCAAGTCTTGTAATAAAGGCGGATAATTGTATTTATATTGCCAGCGCCAGTCCGCACATCCTGTCGTATAGTATTTCATTGTCCATTCCAGCCCTTGCAAATAATTGATTGCTACATCTTTTGTTAGTTCGCCGGTTGTATCCGATTTTATACCGAGTAGACCTCTGTAATACCGTTGTTGCCAATATGGCTTAAATGGATTGATATATTTCTCTAAATCTCTTTCGGTTTGTGGCGAATTTTCGAATGCTTTGAATTCATCATCCGCCACTGTTGTCTTGTTCGCATTGATATGAATATGTCTTGCATTGCGCTCCTTATAATCTCGGGTTTTATGTTCATTTGAAATAAATACTTCTTCTAATTTTGCTAAATAAGATATCAGTTTTCTTACATTGGCCCAATTAATCGTTTTACCATCGGTTAGATTCTCATCCGATTTTATCGTCGCTCTGTATGCATTTAGCATCTTGTCTATGCCTCCGGTGCGGATATTTAACGCAGGGAAGTGCGGCAAAAAATCATTTCCTAAAAAGAAGCAGATAAAAATGTAATCGTAGACCTTATTGTAAGCTTTTAGCGAATCCAAGCTTTGATCATTATTCAAATGCTTAATGATCTCACTTGTTAGTTCCGGTATATCCAAGAAATAGTTGGCATCAGGTTCTAAACTTGAGTCAATAGATTGAATGAAATGCGGTGTCTCTCTGAATAAGTAGATCATGGGGCTTAGCGGAAGATGATTAATCGAGAGCATAATAAGATCTGCATCTAAGCCGTAAATTACGGTGGTTTCAGACGCATGCTTCTCTTTATGTTTTCTAATATAGTCGAACAATTTGTGCTCACCTTCGCCGGCCTCGTTGCTGCCGCTGACGATGATATTCAGAAGAGGATCTTTAGATTCATTGGTGGTCGTAAACTTAGCGGTCGTAACCTTAGTGGTCGTAACCTTAGTGGTCGTAAACTTAGAAAAGTGCTCTGCCGAGAAATGCTCTTTTACCATGCTATTCAATTCAGACATGAAAATGGTTCCAGGTGTAATCGCTGCTGTATTCCAAGCATCAGATGTTGTCTTTTTAAAAATCTGCTTTGAAATTTCATTCTGATACGCGGACTTGTAACGGCGCTGACGCTGCTGCTCCAACTTGGCAACAGGCGCGACACCATCGAAGGCAATAATGACGGTCTTTAAAGGGCTTATTGTTTCAATGTAATACTCAATTTTTGCAATCACTTGCCTAATAATGGATTTACCAATGGTCTCATCCAGCTTTTCAAAAGTCATTTTACTGTAAGCGTCGTAAATGATCGAGTTGCAATCCAAATATAAATTGTCGATCTTTAAGACGTTTTTTTCATATTTTTTGATGATTTTTATATGATTTTTAACAATATAGGAAAAGTAGCTAGGAATACCCATGTTTGTTATATATGGTAATAAGTGTTTAATACGATTGCAAATATATATTTTTTTAACAAAGTATAAACAAGGTATTTTTTTAACGAAGTATCTTGTATTAAATATATATATAAACAATAATGGCACAAAAAATTACTGAAAAAAAAGTGTCAAATGACATCATATCTCTTATTTCTAAAAAAATCGTCTTCTTCGAGGACGTCATTCAGAAAACCATTTTGCATGTGCAAAAAAACAAAATGTTAGATATTTTAGGTGTAAGTGAAGTAAATAATTGCATTCACTTATTATTTGAGCTAAGTAAGATGATTAAAGATATCGGTAAGATTTCTTTAGAAAAAGAAAACACCGATAATGCAATCAATATTTTACAGAATATCAATAACGAACTATCTAGCTTATTCAAGATCTACGGAACCGAACTATTTGAGGATTTACTCTGGATATGTTTTGGCAACAATTCTATAAACGCTTACGCTACTTCGGAATTAGAGAAGCAGAAATTCGAGCTTCTAAAAAAATATTTCCATCCGACTAGTTACAAGATTTTAAATACGAATACTAACAAGGGTTCATCAGATGAAGCAGGGGCAACACTATCATTATCTGAAAAATCAAAGAATTTGGATTCAATGGATGTCAGCATAAAAGTCAAGCCCTTTCATTTAAAGGTATATGGCATCCAAATAGTCGTGCATAACAAGAAGAGTCTAATTATTTACGGCATTGTAGATGACATCATAATTGAACTATTAGATAATTTGTATATTAATACAAAAATCAAAACATTCAAAGATTCTGCCAA